GCGTTGGGGTTGGGGGGGGGAAAGGTCACTCCCCTCTCAAACTTCCTCCTCACTTCTCTGTTATCCCTCTGTTCGGTGACTGGGTCGCCTATAAACGTGACCCGCTCAAACCCCTATTTCACCCCTCTACTGCCTCAGAATCGCCACTCCGACCAGATGTACTGCTTGTACTTATATACCTACTTTGAGTTGTTGTTGTTTATATATATATATATGTCGGGGAGCCTTTGTTTTTCCTGCACACTTAGGCCCGCTCATGCCCCCGAAAGGTTCCAAACAACCTCCTTACAAACTAAAAGAGCCCCACCGTCTTTCAACGATAGGGCTCTCAACTTACCTATATGTGCTATTTCTAGCCTCCCAACCCCTTCAAAGCTCAAGTATGAGCCTCAGTGAAGCCAACCTTCTCCTTCAAAGCTAGACCCTTAAACCCGTTCTTGCCTCCGCCCGCTTCCCTATACTTCCTCACACCCCACGAATTCGTACTTTCGAGCCATCCATTAAACTTGATCCTACTCATTTTCTGCCACTTCATCTGTTCCATAAACTGCTCGTAGAGTCCCCACACCAACTCGCTCGAAACGAAACGATCCTTATTCTTGACGAAAGCCCAATTAAGGAAGGTATCCGCAGGATTGTTCAGCATATGGTACTTCTCCATCGCAAACAATCCGCCCTCCGTCAATGGAAACTTCTTCTTACTATCCGGCTCCGCAATCAACTCTACTGCCCCTTTCGCTATCCAAGCCGCGATTCCAGCCAGCTCGCCCCTCAACTTGTCCGCCAGAAAGAAGTCTTCCTTGCCCTCGAAAGACGAATCAAAGTTGATAGGCACCATCTTACTACTTAAGCCTCTGCCCTTATTTGGCAACTGAGGTAACTCATTGCCCACCAACACCACACACGCATCGCTCACCACGTTCTCCAGCCCCTCCGTATGCTTCCTATCCAGATCAATAGGGTCTCTACCAACCAGATTCTTAATAAGCCCACTCGACTCTTCACCCATCAACTTATCTAATTCAGTGATCTCACTCACCACGAAAGTCCTCGCCCTCACCAACTTATGCAGCCCAAACTGCTTTCCAAGGCTGCTCATCCTCACACCCACATACGCATGAGGGCCCATCAACTCTCTCATCACGGTCTCGATGGTGCCCTTTCCGCCTCTCACTGCCCCATAGTACATGAACCACTTAGCGAAGCCTCTGAACGACAGGAACCTATACGCCATACTTCTCTGAAGAAGAGTAGCCCACGCCGGGTCACCGCCGCCCCATTCCTTAAGACAGTTCAGCCACACGGGACATTCCGCATTAAGGTCGAGGTTCACAGGCAGCGTAACAGAGTCCATGAAGTTCTCGGCCCGCTTCTTGAAGACCATCTGCCCACTCTTCGCCGACGCCTCTACATCTAACAGCATATCCTTAAAGCCGATACATAGAGACGGGTTCCTACCTTCCGATCCACTAATGAATAGCGGCAACTTCGGCTCAAGTAGCCTTCTCTGGGCCTCAATAGCTCTCACTACTTCCAACACTACATTCTTGCTGACCCTCATCTTCTTGATGGTCTTAATACCTTGGGCCCCTATCTCATAGTGGTACGCATCCGACAGCCAATGCCATACTAGATCTTCCACTACTTCTCGCTTCGTGACCTCCCACTTATCGACTGTGTAGGTCCAAAAGTCTGTATTGTGCAGGTAGAACCCGCAAGCCCCGTTGGGCGTCTTATATTGATCCTCCAGCACCGCCTTAGCGATGCCCATGTACGAAATGTCTTCAAGTGGACTAGCAGATGTTCCGAGGCTACGATTCAAAAGCATGCGGCGGGTCTCCCATAAACGCTGATTGAAGTCGAGGAAAATAATGAATGCACGCCAAGATGTCGATCCGTGGAATGCAGATGGGCCTGATAACCTCAGCCAAGAGTCTCGTCAGGCACTCATCGAACGACAGAAGAAAGAACTTAGCCTTCACGATGCTATGATGGAAGAGCAGAAAGCTAAGTGGAAGAAGCAAGACACTAAAAGTAGATATCAGGATTCCGTAAAGACTAATGGCCTTATTAAGGGTCAGGCGGAATTCAGCAAAGATCAGCATATCCAGAACGCCTTCGACAGGTTGACCGGGCCCCTTTACGGCATGAGTCCGGGGGAGGCTATGGAGACCATTTCGAGGACCATCCAATCCTCAGGTACCGGCACTTCCGATGACCTTGTAGCGGCTCGCTCTCGCGTCAAGAAGGTCGTGCAGGGGGATCTCCGGCTCGTAGATCATACCCCCCTGCCCTCGAATGTCCAGCCGGTACAGCCAGAAATGCCAGCACAGCCAGTACAGGGATGGCATGGAATCCCGTTACTGCCGAATGCAACTCCGTCAGGCGAAAAGAAGATTACAGTAGCTAATGATGTTGCTCCTCCAGTCAACGAGGCCGGACTTACTCCGGCTCAAGCTCTTGGCAAGGAAGGACTAGCTAAACGATCTATGCAGAGGGATATGACCTCAATGAAAGATCCGTTTCAAGATAATCTATTCGTGAGTCCTCAATGAGTCTGAACGAGAAAGCTGCTATCTTGAACGTGGGCAGCGGGCTCACATTTATTGAACTCCACGAATTATGGAGTCACTTCGCTCCCACCGGCCTTACATATAGGCAGTTCAAGGCTTGGGTCGGTTACATGAGGGTGCCTCTCTTAATCATTAAGGGGGCCTGCTATGTTCGATTGACAGCCTTCAGGACTGCCCTCGTAGCTATTTCTTCAGTGGGGCAGGAAGACTTCTATGTGGGCTGTGCAGCAGTTGAGTTCCCAGAAGAGGAAGGACCCCATCCTCCACATGAAAAGCGTCGTACCGAAGTGCCAAAGAACTTCTACGACAACAATAAAGAAGAACTTCTACTTGAATTGTTGTTCCTTCGTGGGGCTCTGGGTAGGCAGTTGAATCGTCAAGATATCCAAGATTGCACCGAGGCAATTAGGTACTTCGGCGACTATGTTGCTACAAGGGCTTTGGTGGCCCAGAGGACCAAAGAGATAAAGGCCGCTAGATTGACTCTTGCAAAGGAAGTAGGTACAGTACCTTCCGATGGAATCGCAAGCCCTCAAACTGTTTGACTTGACTGTAATTGATAAGGCGATGGCGGCTTCCGACTTCGACGCTCAAGAACTCATCACTGTCGTTATTGACGGAATTAGGTCTGAGAACAAGAAGGAAGCTTTGGCCGCTGTCAAGTTGTTTACAGGAATCACCGAGCGGGCCGCTCGTTATTCTGGTGCCATCGCTTCTGGAAAGCAGCAAATCACTTCCCTCGATGAGAGGGGTAATAAGGTTGTAACCGTAGTTAAGACTGACTCTCTCATTGCTAGATTGAAAGGAATTAACCCGCATGACTCAAGCAACAACTCCCTCCACAAAGTCTTGCCACCCGTCCCGTCAGCTTTGTCTGATGGCTCTTCAGAATCTCCAGCAGACTCAACTGGAGTCATTCACCCTACAGGTGGCTCCGGCGATTCAGGACTTCCTGATTCGGGACGTGATCCAGTGGACGAAGGACGATCCGGAGACCTTCCGGACGGAGATCTTCAAGGAACTGACGAATGACAAGGGTGACCTCAAGCAAGTTTACTATGAGCTTGGGGCTTACCTTGTAGATCAGAACCACAACTATTTAGGTCGCACCTACCTTGAGCTAGGCATTATCCTAGCTAGGACTGCTGCAACGAGGGTGTTCCTTAAGAAGGCGACTGAGCCGAGGAAGTCTTGAAGTCGATAGTTCCAATTCCCACCCGTAAGTGGCACAACAATCCGCTATATCCTCTTCCTCCCGACTACGAGAGTTATGGGGGCGAAGAGGCTAGGCTGGTTCGTGTCAACGCTTGTCGCCAATGGTGTCTCAAGCGTAGCCAGATTCTACTCGAACTTACTCAATGTATTGAAGGCTTTGAGGCTAAGTCGTATGAGGAACAGCTCGAACTAGTCGAGCAGTATCGAGAGGAAGCCTTCGTCGCATGTATTAGGTTCTTCGACGAATACTACCTTAAGCCGGATCCTGATAACGGCTTCGATCCTCTCTTCTATGATGAAGAGCCGTTACCTACTCCCTCTTATCATCATGACTTTGCAAGGGATACAGCACGTTATGCAGCGACTATCGAAGTTGCCCCGCGTGGTTCTGCGAAGACCATGTACGTTCGCAAGCCCATCATGCTTTGCATGTTATCAAGGCCCGCCTACAAGATCCTCTATTGCACTTCGTCAGATAAGAATGGAAAGGAAACCGCATCGCTCGTTAGAAATCAGCTATACACGAATACAAGGATCATCAAAGACTGGGGCCCAGAAATGCCCACCGGCCATACTAAGCCGTCTAGGGGCGTGGCTCAAACGGGCATTGAAGTCTTTCAACTAACTAACGCTTCGCAACTCGCTATCTATTCGGTCAACTCTAAGTTGCGTGGCGGTCGCCCTCGTTGGTTCATTCTAGATGACCCAGAGCATGATCCTCACGCCTCTACCTCAATGGCGGAGCGTCGTGCTTACATGAACCGCCTTATCTTCAAGGTAGCTCTTCCGATGCTCCAAAGGCGAGAGTGTCGCCTTACTTGGCTCGCTACTTTCGTGAGTAAGAGGCACTTCGCTTGGATGGCCTGCGAGACTGAAACCTTTAAGGAGAACGGCAAGGTAGTTCAGAGAGCGAAGATTCCAGAATTCGACATGTGGAACCGTCGCATCATTAAGGCTTGCAAGCAACTGGAAGACGGTTCTATCCAATCGTGTTGGCCAGAAATGTGGCCTGTCGATGAGCGAGAGAAGAAAGCTCTCGGCCTAGATCCTACTACTAAGACGCTGGATCAGATAAAGAAGATTATTGGTTCTGCCAACTTCAATTCAGAATATATGGCGAATCCCGGCTCCGACGGAGAAGTGTTCTTCAAGTTGGAAGAACAGCGTCACGGATATTCGTTTCTTAGAAACACTATCGACGACAAATTCTATACCAGCCCGAAGGAATCTAAGGCTGTTATCCGTTGGATGGAAGGCGATCTTGAATGTTCGGCTCAACTCGATCAATTCCTTCTGGACTGTAAGACTTTCATCACTATTGATACTTCGAAGACGGCCACCGTTGACTCCGACTTTAAGGTGGCTACACTGATGGCATTGAACAAATCCCACGATCTGTTCGTACTAGATATGTGGGCCGGGCAGGTCGGGCCGGATCGCCTAATTAAGGAAAGCCTTCAGATGGCTTTCAAATGGGGCTGCCGGTATATCTGCCCGGAAGAGATTGAGGACGGCATCGTTCTAGCCCGAACGATGAAGAACTACCTTAGAAGGCTCTCTTCGGCGGGGGAGAGCCTTCTAAAGGTTCCTCTTGTTAAAGGTTTCAATCCGGGCTTTACAAGAAAAGTAACAAAGATCTCCGCTCTCTCTCTTCGAGTAGAGCATGGTAAGATCAAGCTTCCATTCTTCGCTAGGATGAGGAAGCCTTGGTTCGATTTATTCGAACAGTTCGAAGGCTTCAATCCAGACGTAGACGACGGTGGCCTTTCTCACGATGACCATCTTGATACTGTTTGTATGAGCGAATACATCATCGCTTCCAAAGTGGTGAAGAAGCATCAAGAAGAAATCGAAGAGCAAGACGTCTTAAAGTTGATGGCGAAGGGCGAATCCTTCACGAAAGACGGCACCTCACTTGCCACGTTCCTAGACCTTGCTAAAGTTCCTGTGGACGAATTGATCGTCGTGAAAGAACGTCCCAAAGCCGCAAACCTTATTTGAGTACCTTATGCCCGGCACGGATACCGCTAAACGTGAAGCTATTAAGCATGAGGCGGTTAATTCTACCGCTCATATCTTTGGAGTTACTAGTGACTATGAAATGCTTTGGCTAGCTGGTGCTGCCATTGGCAAGAAAAGAATACTGGAGATAGGCACGTTCCTCGGCAGGACCGCGATGGTCCTTTCGAAGGCTTCCGGCGGCTCCGTCATTACTTGCGATAACCTATCCTATACTTGGACAGGGCAGGGCCCCGACAAGCGTGCTACTAAAGAGGAACTCGAAGCTCGCTTTAGGGGCCGAGACATTACCTTTATTCCGGAAGGCTTAAGTGAAGATCTAGCTCGTCGTCTCATTCTAATGCAACCTCTCGGCTTCGACTTGATCTTCATAGATGCGGATCATTCCTACGAAGGTGTCTACAATGATCTAACTAATGCGGTGGGACTTCTCAGCCCTAATGGTCTTATATGCGGCCACGACCTAGATAATAAGGATTGTCCGGGCGTTCGGACGGCTTTGGAAGTCTTGTTCCCTAACAAGTTCGTTCAAACAACTCGATTTATGTGGGCCCTTACCTCATGCAAGTGATATCTGCTCATACGTCTTCTTACGAGCCGCTCGCTTATTTGTTGAAGAAGTCCGCCGATAAGTACGGCATTCACATAAAGCAGACGGTAATACCGAGCAACTTTGATAGGCCGTCTTCTTGGTTCAAGATTCCCTATCTGATAGAACAGTTAAAGAAGAACCCACAAGTATTGTGGGTAGACTGCGACTGCCTATTCACTAATAGGTTGGTGGGGCCCACTCTGAAGGATTCTTCGAAGTTTCTCGGCATCGCAGCAGACCCTAATGGCATTAACTGCGGAGTTATGTTGTGGCATTCTACTGAAGCTGCTTTCAATCTTCTAAACGAAGTATGGCACGCTCGTTCCTTCCTTTACCATAGGTGGTGGGAGAATGCAGCCCTTCATTCGAAGGTGAAGTCGGAAGACTACGAGCTTATTGATAAAACGCTGTATAATGCGTACCCGATCAATTATCCCGGCTGTCCTTCTGATAAGACTTCTCAGAGTATGATATGTCATCTTCCCGGATTGTCGTTTCAGCAAAGGCTAGATTGGATGAGTTCTAATGTCTGATGAACCACTTAAGCAACACGTTATGGTTCCCACTGGCCTCTATAACGAGATGGCCGCTTGCTTCTATGGTAATGGGCCTACCTACTGGCAATTGAAAGGCAAGATGCCTCCAATGAATGTTCCTGCTCCGAAAGAACGCTTTAGGGTCGAAGAAGAGGACGAAGATATTGGACTTGGGGACATCATAGTGCCTAAAGTGATAGAGCAACCCACATACGTACCCTTTGGTGCCGCTGTGCCTAGGAGTCAATAAGTGCCCTCTAATTCCATCGAACTGCCAACCAATCCAGAATCGTTGGCCCTCGTAGTGAATCGACACTTCGATAGGGAGCGGCAACGGCAGATGCCCCAACTGACCTTGTTTCGGCTGGTGTGGGAATATCTGGCTGGGGCTCGAAGGTTCGATGTTATCAACTTGGAGAATGGGCAGGTCCGTGCTTTTCAGACGGACAAGGACGGAAGGATGGAGTTTCACGGCTCCGACTTTCTTAGGGCCATCGACCAGATGGTAGGCTATATTCGGTCTTACGACCTGATGCCGAAAGCTTACGGCGAAGGTCATTCACTTTCTTCGATCAAGGAAAGTGCCACCGCCCAAGTCCTTGCGGATGCCGCATTCTCATCTGACGATGTGGAGACAGCCGGTACTCAGTTCGCTCATCTACTTATCTCCTATGGGTCATGTGGTATTATGGCTCACGTACAGGGCCAGCCTGCGAATGGAGTGGGGCTTACTGCGGATCTCGAAGTAGTGCCACCTTTCGAGATTGTACCCTTTCCTTCAGTGGGTAGTGATCTAACGAAGCTGAGAGGTATTGGAAGGGAATACTTCATTCCCATGACTAAGCTGGTGGAGATGAAGGGGCAGGAGTGGGTAGACGCCAATAGGAATGGCATCTATGGCTTTAGAGTAAGGGCTGGTACTGAGCCTTACAATAATCCTGACATGGCCACCGTTAGTAGTTGGTGGACCTCCGAAGGTGGCAATCTTGATAACGTACCCGCTAAGACTCCGACTAGGAACCCCGACGAAGCGAACATCGAATATGTTAGGCTTCGGTATCTTTGGCTCGATGGCCCGAAAGGCACCTGTAGCAGGAAGGTATGTGTGTCGGGTAGGGTCGTCGTTGAGGATATGGACTTCAAGAACGTCGAAGCCTATTGTCCTTTGGGCTTCGCTCGCTTTATTGAGAATGGCACCTTCTTTGGTGCGGGTGCTTACCATGTTCTGTTCAGCGTAAGTAGGCAGTTGGAACTGATGCACAAGACTCTCTTCAATGACACTATTGAGAGAGACCGATTTGGCTATCTGGTTATTCCGCAGGGTAGCTTTAACTTGAACCAGAACTTGAAAGAGACTGGTCGCGGCATCAAGGCTATTACGTGGGAGCCCGACGGTATGACCGATAATGGTCAAAGGCCCTTCGTGGTAGAACCCGCATCAGTAGGTGATTCGGCGGTTAAGACTGCGGTTTACGCGAAGAACTACTTCGACACTATTAATCCTCTCATTGATATTGTGAGAGAGAAGGGCCGCGTCGATAGCGAGAGGGGCCTAGCATTCTTGCAGGAACGAGTCGATCAAGCGATGACTTCGCCGACCCGAGGCATCATTAAAGCTTTCGGCCAGATGTATAAGGCCGCCCTTGCGAAGGCCGCTAGTGAACTTGTAGTAAATGCGAACGGTGGTGGAGCCCTACCGATTCCCCGCCTTACTCTCGACCTTGCTGGAGCCATCATTGATTGGGACAAGGGCGAAGTAAGCTTCCCGAGGAACCCCATTCCCACCTTCAGCAGGTTGAGGGTCCGGCCCAAGCTGACCGGCTCCAAGTCGATAATGCAGCGAAAGATGGAAGGTATGAACTCCATCCAAGCCATGATGACTACCCCTCTAAAGGTGCTTATTAAGGGGCTAGAAGAGGGGTGGGACTTTGCTTTCTATACAGATGGCGAAGCTCAAGCTTATCAAGCGATCATAAGGCAGATTCTCACACTGTATGCGGATGGGACGCATCCCGGACAGCTTTTGGTGAACCCCTCATTTGTCAGGCCCGACATTCAGCTTGTGGTATTGGATGCTTTCATGGGCAGCCAGAAGATGATGGTTGCATCGGTGGATGTGCAAGATCAATTCATCAAGTTTAGGGGCTACTTGATGCAACAGAGTGGACAAGCTTTGCCCCCCGGTCTAAACTATAACCCAGATGACATGGCCGCAGTGATGCAGGGGCAGCAAGGTGCAGCCCAAGCTTTACAGCAACCAATGATGAGGTGATTCGATGCCGCGATGGATGAACAAGTATCTTCTCGACCCCGCAACCGATGCCGCCGCTGGCGGTGCCACTCCCGACGCCTCGAAGGCCGCCGAAGCAGCGAAAGCTGGGGCCGGCGGGTCTCCCACTCCGCCAGCCGGGGGCAACGCACAAGGCGTAAATGATGCCAAAGTGCAAGAGCAGCTTAAGACTTTGCAGACTCAGTTGGAGGCTGCGAAGCAGGAGGCGGAGGCTGTTAAGCTTCTGTTTACTCCGGGAGCGGATCCCGCTAAGGTAGAGAAGACGGCTCGTACCTTCTTTGCGTCGATGGGATTCAATAAAGAACAGATCGACGAATGGGTTGCTGGGCAGGTTGGGGCAACTCCTCAGAATCCGCAAGGAGGTAATGGTGGGCAGCAGAGGCCGAATGAGTTCGAGTCGAGGCTGAATGAGACGAATAGGCTGGCAGTGGATGCTCGTAAGAGCCAGCTTGATGGGCATTTGACCAAAAGTGTAGAAAGGTTGCTTGACACGGATCAAGGTCTTTCTACACTCAACAAAGCGGCACAGACCCTTCGAGGACCGAAGGAAGCTAGCAATGTTTCGAAGAGCCTTAAAGAGGCCCTTCAAGCAGAGACGGTTTCCCGAATCAGGGCGAGGTACCAGAGGACGGGTGAGACTCTCAATGAGTCGCTCATTACCGAAGAGGCTAATGCGGCGGCGAAGGAAGTCTATGGGCGGTTTAGTGCAGTAATCGGAGATCCTTCTTCTCTTGGAAGGTCTTCGGAAACAAGCATTAACGAGCAGGCCATCTTGAATCGTACTCCGGTTCCGGTTCCCAAGTATTCCTCTAAGAAGGATGCTGGAACGGTCGAGAAGGAACTGACCGATTGGCTGATTGATGGGATGGTTCGAGATGCCGCCGAAGTAGGTGGCACACAATCAAGGATCTAATCTCTCTATAAGAGAGAAGGATGTGAAACATGGCTGCGACAGTTAATAGTCTTTTTGACACCAACCAGAGGCGAATCGAGGAAAGGATTAGCAAGGCGGTCGAAGTGCTGCTTGCTAATGCGGACCCGGTTTGGCGAGAGACGGCTCTCTCTGCTCAGGGCGTTGGGTCAGTGAATGAAATCGGTCGAGGCATGGAAGTCGTAAAGATCTTCATGTCTTCGATGGGCGGCGTTATCGAGTCTGGTAGCGTTCGTAGTGACTTCACTACGTTCGGCGATGACTCTCAGGTGAAGTACAACAGTGTGCTTTCGACGGTTGGTAACACTCGTACGGTGCCGGATGCGGCTGACGATCCTAGCGGATTGCCGATCAAGCTGCGTGTTCCAATGCGGTCGATTATGACCAACCTCAAGATGACGATGGCAGAGCGTCAGGCTGAAGCGTTGCCTGCATTCATCGGGCAGGTTACTGCTCCTCGTCTGGTGGGCTTCGCTAGGAATCTGTCTCGTAGGTGTTGCTCTTCGTGGTATACTTCTCAGGCTGATAACTATCGTCTTTGCGGCGTCGGTGCGAACACTGGCTCACTGCCGTATAGCCTCGATACTGTGAATAAGAAGATTAGGTTCTATCCGACGAATAGGGCTGTCTCAAGGTTCGCGAAGGGTGATAGGGTGGACTTCTTCCGTACTATCTCTTCGACGCCTGTTCGTATTAATGATACGAACGTGACAGCTACTCCGGTAGCCGGTGATGCGGCTGGGCAGACCACGGCGACTCGTATTAGGGCATTCGTCTCGGCAGTTGATAAGTTGCATGGTTGGGTCGAAGTTAGCTTTGATCCGGCCACTACGGCTATGGTTTCGGGAGCCCTCACTACTACGGGCCTTTCGACTGATGCCTATGTCGTGTGGGCCAATAGCACTGTTGGTGGTGCGGCCTTTACGGATATCCCTGGTATCCATTCGTGGATGAAGTTCGGTGGTGCAGCTAATGCTGACAAGTATTTGCTTGGTGGCGAAGCACTTGGCAGTGTTGGTGATGGCATCATCGACGTTGGCGTCTTCCCTGAGTTCGTTTCTTTCTACAAGGCGGTCAATGGTACGTTGACTGAGCATAAGCTCAATATGTACCTTGATCGTGTGACGGAAGCCTTTGAGGACGATGGCCACTTCCTTGATACCCTCGTTACTACTCAGGGTGTCATTAGGGCTGCAATGGCCCAGAAGGATGCTCGTCAGATCCTCGATAGGACTGGTCGTACCATGTCCTTGGCCTCTGAAGGTGAAGATGGTAAGGGTATGGTCCATCACCATAATGGTAGGGAGTATCTGCTTCATACCAGCCGGTGGATGGAGTATGGTACTCTTATCGGGTATCGTCGGGTGGGTAACTGGACGCGGTATACGCCTCCGGCTATTGGACAGCAGGGTATGGCCGGTGTTGAGCCGGGTATCCCCTTCGAGTTCCTCGTCCCGGCGATCACTGGTATGCAGACTACAAGGTGGCCGATTTACAATAACGGCCAGCTTACGGAAGCCAGCCAGATGCCCGGCCATCTCAGGATGACCCTTATTCCTGAGAAGCAGGTTCGCGGTCTTAAGCTGACCGGCCTGACTGAAGAGAGGGTCGATTCCGACCAGCCTGCCTAATAGCGGTTGCCTCGGGAAGTTTGGAAGGTATAATCAAGGGACTCCTCGAAAGGGGAGTCCCTTTGTCATTTATGGAGAACCCCGCATGTCCGTATCTTATGAGACGATCCGCTTATTTAAGGCTGGTGGTACCCCCTTCACTCCTAGGGTGCACAAGGTAGTGGAGGGCCAATGGATCGACTGTATGAGGAGTAGGACCGGCAAGAGTAATTTGTTTCTATACTGGCACAAGGTAACTAAGAACTTCGTATTGGCTGTTTGGGTAGTTGATCCATCTCAGTTAGATGGTAAAGGTTTGATGGTCGAGCTTGAGACCTTTGCACATAACCCAGACCATTATAGTGGAGCCTTTGCAGGTAAAGATATAATGAATGAAACATCGGTGGCTTGCAGATGTGAGCCAAACGATGATATGTTGAAGGACTTCGATAAGAAGAATGCGGCTGAAGCCTATGAAGAAATGATGGCTTCTGAAGAGTCTGATCTTGAGTTGAGGGATACGGTCAGGCATCTGAAAGGCAAAGCGAGGCCGCTCTATAAGAGAGTTGCGGAAGCGTTGGAGTCAGGAAGGCTTGAGTACGTAGGTACCAGAGAAGGTGGCAAAGAGTTGGCTGCAATGCGTGAAGCTTTAGGAGGCAGGTAATGGACCCTTCTGGATCTCTTATTAAGAGTTGTATCGAAGACGTTAGAAGCCTTCTTAATGAGGCTACCTTCGATGCTAAGTATCCTGATTCTGTCTTGGTGAGACAGAATATGGCTTCGGCTCTTGCTACTCTGGTTGCTAGAGTGAATGAGGGGGCCGATGATAGGATCATGGTTAGGATGCCTATCACCTTCGTAACTGGTCAGGAGTATTACAACCTTCCTGCGAATGTGCAGGAGGTCTTAAGGATTACTACCTTTGACTCTCAAGGAGGACTGATTAGCGATTGGCGTCCTAGGGGAGAGATGCACCCGAATGGTCCGGGTTGGGCTCTCGACGGTACTACGTTGAGGCTTAATCCGTTTCCGACTATGGATATAGATGTAGATCTATGGTATGTGCCTTCTGGCTTTGTAGCGATCCATTATGGAGAAGGTGGGATGGGCGTCTCGGGGGCTTTCACGTTTACGCTGCAAAGCACTCCAACTTTAGGGCTTAGAGGTAGGGGTGAGAACGAGTACGTGGGTTGTCTCTTACGAATCTTGGACTCTTCCGGCTACCATTCAGAGAGGATCATTACAGCCTATGATCCGTTGCTTTCGAAGGTTTCATTGAGGACTCCACTTCCTACTTTGAGTTCTTCGACTGGCTTAAAGTATGAAATCGTACCGGCTTGGAGCAAGGCGTTCTGGCCTGCTGTAGCTACTTCGATGGCTATCAGGCTTGGAGCTGGTAGGAAGATCACTGAACGTCAAGAGGCTGCTCTCATAAATCAGTATCGGTCAGACGTTAAGACCTTGAGAGATACTCTCTGGAAGATGAAGGGACGTCTTGGTAGGTTCTTTGATAGAGACACCATTGATAACGATCTTGCGTATATGGGTTGGGCTAATGACTTGTTTCAGGGTCGCTAATGCCTATTGACACTTCATTTCAAGGTCTTCTTCTATCTCTCAAGTACGATGAGAAGTTTTCACCTTCTACTAGAAGGGCAGCCGCCTTGATAGTGGATGCGTTAGAAGAGGAGCAGAGATCATTCGGTACCCCTCTAAGCTTTGCGTATCCGGTCCAAGCCTTGACGAATATCGTTCAGCAGATTACTAGGAACATAAATCAGGGGTCGGGTTCCGGCAGCGGCTCTGGTAGTGGTTCAGGTAGTGGATCGGGTTCCGGTTCTGGCTCAGGTAGCGGCAGTGGGTCGGGCTCTGGCAGCGGATCGGGCTCAGGTAGTGGTTCTGGTTCTGGAAGCGGTTCCGGGTCCGGTAGCGGTTCTGGATCGGGCAGTGGTTCCGGCAGTGGTGCTGGTTCGGGCTCTGGTTCAGGTAGTGGTGGCTTTAGCGGTTTCGAGGTTTGCTGTTCACCGTCTTACGATCCTCAATGCAATGGAGAGGACGGGCATGGTGGCGGGACTCTTACAACTTGTAATAATCCCCATAGGTTTAGATGGACTAGGACTTTCAATTATCATGTAGTGGCTTCTAACTACACGAACATCTTCACTTGTGAAGGACTTCATTCTGTAATTGATTGGACCGTTTCAGGCTTACTGGTGGCGGAGTTCCAATGCAACGATAGCGAAGAGGGGTTCCCTCTCGAACTAGTATATCTAGAAGGATATATCACAGTGGGTGGAGGAGTAACTCCTGACGGCGGCACCACTATCTTGGATGGATCAAGAGTATACTCTCTTGCGGATGCGACGATAGCCACGATCGGGACTTTGGAGAACTTCGGTAACGATCTTCCTTACTTGACTGGCACGATTGAAGATGTCATAAATGTAGTTAAGGAAGCTGAGGGATTGTGGGTCGCCCCTAATAACTGTGATCCCGATTGTCCTATCACTGATACAACTACTTGTGCTTGGGGTAGGAAGATCGAAACTACGAATGCTTCTTGTGCTAAGGGTTCTGAAAGTTATATCAACTATCTTGATTGTAGTCTGCATAACTATCAGCTTACTTACTCGGTTAGGTTCTGTGCTCCTTGCGATGATGAGGTTATCAACGCGAGATTCTCCGACGTCACTACTCAAACTAACTTGGTCGGCTGCGAGTTGATTATTCCTGATCCGTGAGTTACAATGAGCACTATCGAAGAACTTAAAGAGAAGTACAAGGAAGTCTTGGACCAAGCGGAGACTTTCTCGAAGTCTTTAGCTAGCAGAGGACTTGATGGTACTAAGGTGGAGTTGACTGTCAAGAACCGAAGAGTTAAGTCCTGCTTGGGGACTGAAGAGTCGAAGGGCTGTAGCCATGTTACCATTGAAGATAGTGGCAAGTATTGTGGCCTTTGTGGCTGTCCGCATACTGCTTTATCTAGGTTGGATGGCGAGCCTTACTCTAAGTTGGACTTTCCATATTTGGAATGTCCCCTTCATAAGGATGGGTTTTCCAACGAAGGTTTCGTATTCAATGCGGATACTGGAGGGATTGGCGATTTAATTATTCACTTCTGGATTGCAGAAGGGTATAAGCGGCTCAATAAGTATTGCGGCTTCTTTGCGACGAAGCCAGAACGTATCGAGTTGTGCAAGTTGTTCGGGCAGAAGCTTAATCAGTTTCCCCAAGCCGCTATAACTATCGGCGGTAACTCTGACCACTATAAGAGGGAGTTTGCAGAAGCGAAGGGTTGTAAGTCGAGGGTAGAGATCTATAAGGACTATCTGCCGTTTAATCCTGAAGCAGTGAGGCCGAGGACCGTTATTGATCCTAAAGTAATTCAGGACTTCAAGAAAGTTAGAAGAGATCATCTGAACGGTCGAAAGAAGCTTGTAGTGATCTTTCCGTTTACAGATTGGGCCGAACGACAGTGGCCTTTGAACTATTGGTGCGACTTGGCTTGGCAGTTGGAGAAGAAGGGAATCGCCACTATTACAGCAGTGCCTCAAAAGAAAGAAGAAGCTACTGGCGGATTCCCCTACAGAGTATGGGGCTATTCATGGACTCAATTGGCTGCGTTGATCCTTGTATCCGATCTAACCATCGGATGCGATAGCGGCCCAGCCCACCTAGCTGGGACACTGGGATCAGAAACCATAGCACTCATGGGGCCCACTAAGAAAATCTTCAACCACTGTGAGAATGTTGAACAGATCTCCAGCAGCTTGGATTGTGTAGGATGCTGTTTCGACAATGCAAGAGGCTTTAGGGCTTCTTGCAATATCGCTTGCAGGGCTCTCAGCATGATCTTGCCTGAGCCATTAGTAGATCATATTATGAACAGGCTTGAAGTTCCTTAGTCTGAAAGGTATATTTACCTATGGAACAAACCGTCCCTTGGACATTTCCGCTCATCGGCATCAGTGCAGAGCGAAGGGGCTCTCGTCCCGCTACCTCCAAGCAGATGGCTTCTGGGCTTATCGGGGCCGATGGCAACCACGAGTCTGGAGTTAGGCCGAGTCCCGGCTTCAAATCTGTAACGACTTTGGATTACGGATACTATGATGATGCGGGGCTAGCTCTCGATGGCGGCTTGAATGCGGGCGGTACAATTAATGGGGCTGAATGGATTACCTTTCGAGTAGACGATTCCAACTATGCGACGGGGGCCATCTACAGGGTAGTCAATCATGCGGGAGACAAGGCAGCTTATAGGTTGAAGGTTCGTATCGGAACCGATTCAACTTGGGAGACTTGCTATTCTCTTGGCAATCATTCTGGGCTTATCACCCCTGAAGCGTATGCTGGAGAGCAGTTTCATGTGGAAGTCTTTGGGCGATTCGTATATGTGTTTCGAGAAGGTCTTAGGCCCTTCATGTTCTACATTACGAAGTCTGGGGCCTCATATACACTTAATGTGGTGGAGAATACTGGGCCGGGCAATGCTCCTTCGTTGGTTAATCCTACTCTCAATAGTGCCGCTTGCAAGTATGCGGCTGGTGGTGGATTAACTACGAATCAAGATATAACCGACGTTCTAACTACTTTGGCGGTGCCGTCGGATGTGGATGGTTACGCTAGGATAGTGTACTTTGGCTTTAGTGCTTTGGAACGAGTCGCTAGTGCGACCTATCCAGCAGGCCATAATAACCCCCATCTAAGGGTTCGTAATGATGTGGGGCAGACGGCCAATTCGATTTCCGGCCCCTCTCAGATTGGACTGTGGGCTACCCCGCCGCAGCCTGATCCTACTTTCACGGAAGTGGCTTATTACGTTAATGGGCTACCTTTGACGTATCTGTTCCCAGCCTACGGCGGGTACCACAATGATCGAGTGGGGTGGGGCTTTGTGCCGGGAGCCAACCAGCCTAACACTCCTAGGGCCGTAGATGACTCTTCGAATATCTTTGCTTATCGTCTTTACGATAGTAGGACTGGAAGGGTTGGGCCTCTTAGTAACAGGTTGACCTCCTCGCAGGACGGCTTCGCATATTCGGCGGTTACTGAAACGCAAGTCTCGGATGCTTACGGGCTGCAAAGCGTAATTACTCCTGTCGTATTCCCGATGTTCCAGATCATCTATAACAAGAGCAAGTACGATTCGGTGAGGATCTACAGAGGGGTTAGTACTAATCAGATTGTAACGGCTGACGATATCCTCTATCTTGAAGCGGACATTAAGCTGTCTGACTATCATATTGATAGCCAGCCGGGAGATCCTGATTGGGGTAATGCAGCCTACTTCTTCGTTAGTAGTAATGAAGTCTTGGTTACCCAAGATAGTTATAATGGAGATGATAACTATCTTAGCCAGATGCCTTATGCAGGCACAGCTATTGCGTATGAAGGTATCTTCCTCTTTGGAGCAATGGGAGCTATCGACGATTCCATCGGCGGTCTGGGTAAAGCGATGTGGAGCGAGCTTACAGAAGTAAGCCCGGAGTTGGTGCCCGCATCTAACAGGTATCCCCTTATGCTTCCTGATGAGGAAGTAATTAGGTTTGCGAGGCTTGGGCCTAATGTGGCAGGCTTCAGTAGGACTATGCCCTATCTCTTTCGTAGGGAGATCGACTACTTGAAGGCCCAGCCGATGCACATGGGCTTCGGGCTGCCCGGCCCTCGCTGTATCTGTGAAGTAGGATCGGATGTGTACTTCCTTACAGATAATGGCCTTCATAAGTTGACAGCCAGCGGCGATCTTACTGATATCAGCGTCATTAACAATATCATTCAGAGTGATTGGGCTTCCGACTTGGATAAGGTCGAGATGGCCTATGATACTCCTACTTCTGCGATCTTCATCCTGAACCCTGTACAGGAACGTCTTGCAGTCCTCTGGCTTAGGACTGGAAGATTGACAGAGATGTATGATTGCCCCTTCACTCATTGTAGAACAGGTGATATCTCCTTCAATCTCACTACGGGAAGGAAGCAGCGTAGGGCAGTTTTCTTTCAAGCGATCCAGAACGGAGCAACGTCTTACTCTTGGAAGGTCTTCTGCTATGACTACTCAAGGAGTAAAGAACGTCCTACTCTTCTCGACGTAGAGGGTAGGGTGATTGTACAAATAGCTGTCCCTTATTGGGGTACCGGCGGTGTAATCAATACGATCGACTTGCTGGGATCTAATATGGAGGGAGCTACCTGCTATGTGTTGACGGGCCCTTCAGCGGGGCAGTCGTTCAAGGTAAAGTATAAGTCAGGGGTTCGGCAATTAACTATCGTGGATAATCCAGACTTGACTTTGGACTTCCAAGATACGATCTCTATCTCTCCAGTCTTTGTAGAGTGGGCCGGAGCATCTCTCGGCTTGCAGGATATGAATGGAGTGTCCTATTCGCAGTACAACTTTCATAAGACTAGACATGTAGATTCCATTACGGCAGCTTTCACGACGGTAGTTTGGAGTGAAGCTAGCTATGCGAATGCTTCTTTGGCTCGCTATATGGGAGGAGCCTATATCGGAGATTCAGAAGTTGCCTCCGATGTTAGGTATCCCTCTAACAACGATACTTCCGATGTGAGGTCGATTCAAGAGGGAGTAAGTCCTAACGCTGTAGCACTTAGTAACCCTAATGATCCAAATGATTCTGTTCGGACAGGTATTCAAGGAAGTGCAGTATTTCCACTTGTCCGTACCTTTATTAGCGGCCTAGACTATACTATGTTGGAAGTGCAAGTGAAGGGCTCTCTCAGAGACGAGGATGCTCTCAGGAGGCGATCTTGAATCTCTTTGACTCAATGCCGATTTCGAATACTTCTTCAGCCGATCTTGCTGGTATTGCTAGGCAAGCTGGATGGCAAGTGGATGGTTCGGTAGCTACTCGCCCTGTTAAAGGGACGATGGGCGGAATCGAAGAAGCCCCTCTCTCCATGTTCCAAGGTCAATCGAGCGGCCCTTCCTTCTTGGAGCAGGGCTTGTCACTGGCGAAGGCAGAAGCCGGGGCTAGGCAGGGAGCGGCGGATAGGGGATTCCAGAGAAACCAAGCGGCTCAGGCAGGGGCGGACGCTTTCACTGGGCAAATTGGAGCGAAGACTAATCAGATCGCTAATGAAGGATCTTCTTATCTTGATGACTTGATGGGAGGTCTTGGGGCTCTTTCTTCCGGCCTTTATGGCGATGCGAAGAAGGGCATCAACGATATGCTGGCTTCCGCTGTAGGTAATTATAACAAGTCAGTCAGCGGGATTGACAGTGCTGTCAAGGGATTGACAGAGACCTACAACAAGGCTGGTGATGATGCTATTGCAGAGATGCGAAGGACCGTAAGCAAGTACAGCACCGGCATAGATGAGCAAGCTATCGGTAATACGGTGGCTGGCATTAGGGCTGATACGGCAAAGAGAAGGAAGTCAATCGAGGCTGGGTATGGCCCGAACGGCCAACAGTTGACAGCATCGGAACGCCAGCAGGCTCTTCGAGATCTGAACAACGATGTGAGTAATAGGATCAGTTCTGTTGCTTCTAGTGTGAGGAGCCATGCTCAAGAAACGCTAGCGAGCCTTGGTACCCACCTTGCGGATATTACGCTTCAGGCTGGGCAGCTTAAAGGCGTAGGGGCTCAGGCTGCTCTGACTGGCGAAGGTATGAAAGAGCAGGCGGGGCAAGCTCTTATTAGTTCGAAGATTGCAGGTATTCAATCGTTGCTTAGCTCTCAAGAGGGCGTAAGATCATTGGCGGGATTGATCGCTTCGATGGGCCAGTTTAGAACCAATCTTCGATCTAGCTCTCAGCTTAATGCTCTTCAGCAAGAGCAGCAGGGTAGGGAGTGGTCAGCCCAGTATTCGCTTAATAATCCTGAGACAGTTGTTTCTGTCTTGAGTGCCTTCCTTGCTTTGGGTGGCGTGGCTACTTCACCGGGCGGTAGGAACATTCCGGGGCTTTAATATATGGCAAACCTTCAAGTCGATGAAGTCGGATCTCCTGCGGTTCTCAGCGGTGCGGACATGATCGCACGCAATCAGAACTCCCAAGCTGATAGGCTGATGGCAGCTTTCCAGCAGCAGGCTGCTCTTACGGCCCAAGCTAAGATGCACCAGAAGGCTCTTGATACTCAGATCAAGACTACTCAGATGCAGTTGGAAAGTAATGCTTTAGAGCATAAGAAGTATCAGGACTTTCAGGCCCAGCAGGCCGAGAAGAATAGAGCGGCTGAAGAGGCTCAAAACAAGCTTGCGATGGCCCAGAGAGACTCTCACTTTCAGGCCACTATGAAGGCTAATAAGGAAGTCACTGATAGGGCCAACAAGATGCAAGATGCTATGATTGAGTTGAGGGCCAAGAAGGCCATCTCGGCTTCAGATCTTGCAAATGAGCATGAGACTGCTATCCAGAATCTTGCAAAGGAGCATCAGGATGTTGAGGCTCAGCAGGCTTTGACAGAGTTGGAACTTGCTAAAGCTCAGAATGGTTCTACGGAGTTCGGATCCTTCCTATCAGAAGTAGCTGAAAAGTCGGATGCAGCTAGGGCTAAGCAGGGCGAACTCGGTATCTCTATTGGAGAGACTGCCATAGAGCAAGCGGTCCAAGAGGGCATTAGCAACTTGAAGGGAGCTTTCAAGGGATTCTTCCAGTCGGTTACAAGCAAGCTGGATGACCCGTCGGTATCTTATGCGGCTGCCGCAGGTAACCCTTCGAAGAAGTCAACTGCCATCGCAGGTACTATGGCTTTGGTTAATAACCCCGTAGTCTTGAAGGAGTTGGCTTATAGGTTCGGCTCTACCATCTCTAGCTATCTTGGCGAAGATGGTACGGTACTTAAGAATCAACTTACTGATTCCGCTCTCCTTGCTTCCAAGATTGCACCGATCATCGCGTCGAAGCTTTCGAGCGTTGCAACTAGTGGGACTCCGGCAGATGTGGAAGCCGCCACTAATAAGTTCTTGGCTTCATTCATTGCGGCTGGCAATGTCTTGGCACCAGACGGAGCTTTGAAGGGACAAGATAAGGGTAAGGCTGTGGATCAGTTGGAAGCCGATGCGTCTGCTCTCTCTGATCTTGTGGGCGAATCAACTGTGCAGGGATTGGCAAAGTCTCTTAAGAGCCTTGGTGATGTGGAGCATAAGGTCCGTTCGCAGAACTCAAGTGCAGAGAGTTTGACAGAGTCAGAGCAGAAGGCTCAATATAAGAACTTCTCTGCTTGGAGGAGTGGGGCGGATGCGTTCGACTTTGCTAGGAATAGGACTGGATCAAAGCTGTCTCCTGTCGATTACGATAAGAAGCATATGCAGATGGGAGCAAAGGTCTTAGAGGCTTATGCAAAGGCATCCACCACCCCAGAAGAACTTCAAGCTATTCTGAAGTCGCACGGTATTGATAATAGGATGGCTCAGGATTTGGTTGACAAGTTCAAAGAACGCAAGTACGATATCCCTACGTTGACTGCTAGGATGCAGCAGATTAAGGATCAGAAAGCTGCCTTGCCCTTCAAAGACGAGATGCTCGCAAAGAAGATGCAGGTTGAAGCTATGAGGAGGGGAGCCAACTTGGATCTCGAAATGCTTAATACCTTGGGTGGAGGTAACTAATGGCTTCTTCCGATAAGAGTAATCGAATTAGGACTTCCATCAATTCAGGCTTCGCGGCAGATGCAGCTTTCTCGGAAGATGAGAAGGCAGCTTTGGACCTTGGGGCAACTCAAGAGAAATTCGAAGCTTACGCTAAGAAGATCAAAGAGTTCGTCGCGAAGGCTCAAGAGAGCAAGCTTCATCAAAGTGAAGCCGTGGCTCTCGATAGAGAGTTTAAGGACTTCGTCCAGAACGAGCTATGGCCCGAAGTCAATGCGGGATTGAAAGCCGGTAAGATCAATACCGCGGGTTTGGAAGCTTTGGGCGACCCTCTAGCTAGAGCTAAGGGCTCTCTTGATCTTCTTGTCAAGCATACTACGAGTCCTCAGTACAAGTTCGTAGCCCCTATGACCGCTAAAGAAGGTGGCTTGAAGGGTTCGAAGATTGCAGCGGAAAGCCGTAATACGATCTCTATTCCTATTCAACCGACTAAGAAGGTTGAAGCGTTGCAGCCTGCTCCGAAGAAGGTAACCATTATCACTCCTCCCGGCGTAGAGGAGAAGAGCAATGTACCTATCTCGAAGGAGGGAAGTACAGCTACTAGTACGAAGAGCGGCAATGTTCGTAGGCTTGTTACGCCAACTCACGGGGCTGAAGGCTGGGACGTAGTAAGTACACAGCAAGATGGAACGCAAATCCTTAAGAGGATCCCGCCTCTTCCCAATGCAGCACCTAACGATCCTCGACTGTGGGGCATCGCGGCTCCCGGCCAACCTATCGTAAGAGGAGAAGACTTTAATGATCCTCTCAGTCCTATTGCACAGCCGTCAGGTAGGAGTATTCCTAGGCCGATCGGAAACGTTGGCGGTATTGTTGAACAGCCCTACCAGACTTCGGTAGGTGGGCCACTTGCGGTGAGGGCTCCCGTAGATGCAGTTAGGCAGGGGGCTATCAATGCAGGGTTGGAAGAGCATATCGCGTTTAACAACAAGTTGTTGGAGCAACCCGGCGTTCGATTCGAACCTTCAGCTACCCCAACTAATGTTGGTGGCAAACTTGCAGAAGGAATAGGCGGGTCGTCTTATTCGATTCCGTCGAGTAGGACTCAAGTGTTCGGGCATGGGCCGATTGCGGTTTATGATCCTAACATCCAAAAGTCGATACTTGCAGATGGGGTTGGAGAAGTAGCTGGCCCGGCTAACTTGGCTGGCTCAGGACAGGTAGAGAGTTCCTTGATCGCGAAGGCCATCGAGGAAGCCAAGATGGCCAATAAGGTGCCACTGGCGGCGGACGGGGCAGCGGCTCTCGGGCTAGCTGGAAGTAGGGCGGGAGTGAAGATTCCTAAGTCCTTCTTCGGTAAGGCTGGACAGGTTGCAGAAGAAGCCACGTCTAAGGGAGGCAGGCTCTTAAAAGGGGCTGCCTTTAAGATCGGTGGTCGTACAGGCTTGAGGGCTGCCACCTTAGCGGGTGAAGCTTTGCCAGTCATTGGTGAAGCTATCATGGCGGCTGACTTGGTCCATTCAGTCTACGATGCTGGGGTTGGTGTAGAGAACGAACGCAATGTCGAAAGAGCTATGAGTTCCTATGCGGCACTGGATGCCTTGAAAGAGAACAATGCTTTGGCTAGGGAAGAGCAATTGAATGAAGATCTTCGCAGAAGGCAAGATCGCATTCGGGCTACCATCGCATTCACTCAGAGGCAAGAGGCTGATAGGAATGCTGAACTGTTTAACATCATTGGGGATAAGAGAGATAAGATTGGCCAAATGGCTCTAGCTTCTCAACCGTCTCCGATGGAACTTCTGTCTGTTATGCAGGATAGTTAAATGAACAAGGCTATCAAAGAGTTCAGCCATAAGGTATCCTCTAGCCATAAGAAGGTAGGATCTGCTATCGCTCTTCTTGACGGTAGTGGAGAGAACCCTCTTGAGATCGTTAAGATGAGCGGGCTAGTAGCCTTGAGTATTACCCCCCAGATTCTTGCGAGTAGGATCGTTGGGAAAGATCTCAACCCCAAAACCGTAAGGAAAGTGCTATTCGAGAATAGAGAAACACGAAAGCTGAGAAGGGATGGCACCTTCCTTTGGACCGTCTACGATAGTAAAGCGAACATTTCGTATATCGGATTCGGGGCCATTGTTCCCTTGGCCGTCGCTGAGAGGTATACTAAGCTCTGCAACTTGGACGGGATAGGGATCTTTGCCGGAGAACCAGACTAATGGGCACCTTGGACCTACTCAAATCCGTAACAAGAGATGCTCTTGTTAAGCCTACGGCGGCTGCTTTGAAGGCTGCTCCGATCTCCACTGTCAATATCTTGGGATCGCTGGGCAGCATGATTGCGAAGCCTGTCTTGGATGCGACCGTTAAGGAGCCTGACGATTTCCATAAGGCTATTCGGAATGAGAATCAACGCCGTAACTATCTGTCGTTTCAGTTGAGGCAGCAAGAGCGATTGAAGCGAACGATGGAGTTAAACTCCATGCAACTTGCCACCCTCGATCCTCATACCTATAATGAGGTGTTGGCTGGCCGTAGGTTGGCTCAAGGCACTCAAGTCTTTGGTGGGGTGCCTCGTACCGACCTGATGGATATGCTTACTGAACAAATGGCGACGGGTCGTTTGGCCCCCCCGCCTACGGCAGAAGATCAAATCAGCAGTATGATGTAAAGGAGTTAGTGTTATGGCAGGTGATTCGGCCCCTATCGAACCTCGCAACTGTATGCATGAGTATATTACTAGGGACTTTGGACCGTTCGCGGCTACGGCTACGACCGGGCAGACCCCTCTTGCGGCTTCGACCAATATGCCGCTTGGCTTTATCTTTGATCGAGAGACGGTCATCGACTATGTGACTTTCTTCACAGAGGTCATTTCGACTGGTGCGACTGGCATGGGCGTCCGGCTGGCATATGCGACCGACGGGCAAACTATGGCTGCCGCCGTTACAGCGTCTCAGTATGTGACGGCATCGGTTAACCTGAAGACCGATCTGGTTGCAGGTACCAAATTTGTGGCGACCGTCGATACGACCAACAATCTGATTCCGGCTGGAGCGAGGCTGTTCCTTGTCTCCGATGCTGGACTTGCGACGAGCGTGAGTGGTTTCGGGTTCCTTATCCGTACTCGAACCGTCGTGCACTAAGTCGATGGCTCTCCTCGATGCTATCCTATGAGCGGGTAGGGTAGTTGGGCAAGGAAGCGTGCGAGGCCCCACCTCATTATCGTGGGGTGGGGTCTTTATTCATGGAACCACTTTCAGTCTATGACGCTCCGAGTGTGGTCCTCAAGCAAGTTCTTGATGGACAGTTTACACCTAGGCTGGCGGCTAATGCGTTCTTCAATCCGATGGAGTTAGCTCCCTCTGAAAGAGACACACTAGCTACTACGCTTAAGGAGGCAGCTGGCAAATCGTCGATAACTCACGCTCTCATTGATACGGCTATGAACCCTTGGGTATGGTTCATGTTTGCAACCTCTCCACTAGGAGAGAAGCCGCTCGGCAACATCTTTGAAATCGCTGCCAAGTATAGTGGGTATGTTGTAAAGAATGTGCCTCTTCTTGGAGCGGTGGGGGCCCTTACTAGTGGGCAAGCTCTTCGTGGAATGAGGTCAGGCAAGGCTGTAAATAGATTCTTAAGGGGAGTCCAAGAATTCCAGTCGATGCCCGAATTCAAAGCTTTCTCTGAAGAGATGAAGTCGGTCCTCACTGCTAATGGCCTTGAGAAGCACGGGCTTGATTGGGGCAAGTATGCAGAGGGTAGTCAAGAATGGACTAAGGCTAGGGAGCTTTCGGCGGCCCTTCATGCGAAGTGGGACAACTGGGACGTCAATAAGGCTAGGTGGTTCCTCAATGAGGCTGGAGATATTGAGAGGACTCAACGGCCAGCCTTAGTGCAGATGGACCCCGAAGCCATCCTAAATAAGTATGGGGCGGGAGGTCTTGCGAATGCGTGGGCCCCTATTAGGACGTCCGTAAGGGACAAGGTCTTCCCGGACGAGCGGGCCGCTCAAAGGGTTTGGAGTGCTGTCGGCGGGGCCTACGGCGAAGTTACAGGCAAGGCTGTAGCTCGAAGTATGGTCGGCGATCTTATGAGCGATGATGTTGTTCGCCAAATGAAAGCCGAAGGTAAGGTATCTGGCTTCCTAGGAGCGATGAGGGAGGACCAGCATTTCTTCCCCCTGAATCAAACCGAAGTCATTAAGGACGGCAGAAGGATTAGAGGTAGTGATTTTGAGGATTCGAAGTGGGCCGCAGCCATGAGGGCTGGCGATTCGGCTATCCCCCGAGTCAACGCTCAGGAGTTGTATCCGCTTCAAGACCTTCAACTTATGAAGGAAGTCTTGGGAGCTACGCCCGAATTGGAGCTTAAGATAGCCAATACTGCTAAGTTGGAAGCGGAAAGGACGGCTAGGGGCGAAGCTTTAAGGTACAATAGGATCCGGCCTGACCGCTCTGTCATGGATTATATGGATGGGATGGGTCGAACCTATTCCCTCTATGTCCAAGATGTGGGGCAAGAAGTAAGGAATCTGGATAAGACTTTAGTGGGGGCCCTCAAGCCGTGGAACGACACATCGCCGCAAGCTAGGTCTTGGCGTAAGTCGGCTGAAGGTAAGATTGCGGAGCTTAGTAAGACTATTGGAGAGATCGAAGGAACTCCCGAAGAACCCCTCGGTGGTGTGACGCTGGCGGATGTATTCCATGCAGATCATGGAACGGCTCAGAATTGGTGGGTCCGCGACACTATTAGTAAGATTGCTATCCCTCGAATGATGGGACGTATCAGCACCGAAAGCACGGGTAAGTTGTCGGCTGTCTTGAATACGAAGGCTTGGATGGAGTCGTTTACTAATAGTGCTCCCGGCAAGGCTATAGAGAATAGTGGGGAGTTTGGAAATAAGTTCATCGGTAGGCTGAAGAACTTTGGAGAAACCACCGAAGCCTCCTTCGAGGAAGGCCAGAAGCTTGAAAGGTTCCTCACTAAGACCATCTATTCGGGGCACCTTGGCCTGAACATGATGAGTGCTGTTCTTAATATGACCCAGCCCTTCCTCTTCGCATCTACGTGGGGTGGGGCCATGAAGACTATCGAAGCTTACGGTAGTGCATTCGCGGAGTTCGGCAACTACGTAAGTAAGAGGATAGCACAAGGGTTCAAGCCGTTGTCAGAATACGACCGAGTAGCCTTACTGAAGGAGACTCACAAGTTCGCTAACTTCGAAGGTCAAGACCTCTTGGATATGGGTGGAGATATGCTCCACAATCTCGAAGGTAGGTACTTCAGTAATCTAGCTTCTGGACAACATACGCCGGGCATGTTGGACAATCTTCTGTTCGAAATGCCGATGGCTCTCTTTAGGTCAGGCGAGCTTATCAACAGGAATGTGGCGGCTCATGTGGCCGGTTCGCTGGCTAAGGAGGGGGCCCTTTCATCGGAGGCGACGGCGTCGGCGGTGAGAGACTTTGTGAGGGAAACCCAGTATGGCGGCCATTGGCTGAATACTCCTCAAGCATTCTTGCAGGAGGGAGCAGAGATGGGTGGTAGGGGCTTTCCCACTGGAAGGCTACTTGCAAATCCTCTAGTAAGACAGTTCCTATCTTTCCCTCTTAGGTCGTTTACTTCGTGGGCCTATACAGGTCCGAGGCTCATGGGTGAAACGAACCTGATGAAGAACTTCGCCGTTCAGACTCTTAGGGGGATGGGTACTTCCGCTATTGGGTACGAGGTAGCTAAGAACCTGCTGGGAGCAGATATTAGTAGGGCTGGGTTCTTTGGGGCCGCGACGGATATTATTCCGGGGCTGTCGGGCGGAAGGTTCCAAGAGAAGGACTCCATGACCCCCTTCCCCGTGCCTCCCATCTTCGATATTCCACTTGGCATCTTCCGAGGAGTGGCGGGCGGAGATATGGAAGCGGCGGCTCAGTCGGCGATGAGGCTCTTGCCGAACGGTGTAGCGATAAGTAAGGCGTTGAATGTGATGCCTAACTATTCGGCCCTCAAATTCTTAGGCCAGAAGAAATACGCGGACTGGGACAATGTGGCACCGGATGGAACCATTGGTATGTACGATGATAGGGGTACCCTCATTGATAGGGCTACACCTCTTATGCTTATGATGAAGGGGCTTGGAGCAGACTTTACTAGGATAGGTACTAAAGAGTCCGAAGTGATGGGCTACCTTGTAAAGCAGAGGGAAAACATCGTTAATGCTCGTAGAGACTATATGGCTGCCACCATGAGGGGCGATCATAATAGCGCAGCTGTGATGCAGGCTCAGTTCAAAGAGAAGTTCGGATTTCCCATCACTGTCACTAAGAGCCAATGGGGCACCATGCAGAGGAATAGGAGCCTGCCTCGAATTGATAGAGCTATGCTGAGGATTCCGCAGGAGCTTAGGCCGCAGTTCCAAGAGCAGGCGAAAGCCTATGATGAGCAGAGAAGTAGTGCGGCTCCGATGGTGCCAGATAACGAGTGGGCCCCATTTAAGAGGGAAGACTTCTTGCCCTAGCTAGGATCTTTCTTTCGAGATCGGAGAGGTCGGCGTGGGCCTGCCACGATATTTCGAAGGCATCCTGCGACAGCTTTAGGGTTGCATACCAAGCTTTCCTCGACCATAGAAGTTCGAAGGACGGATCGGTTAACAAGTCTTTCAGATGGAACGAAGCTTTCAAGCCGAGAAGCCGAGTCTGGTAGCAGCGTCCGTTGTTAGTGGTCCACCAGATAGGCCAGCCTAATTCACAAAGCTCAAGGCCCGAAGGGGCAGAGGAGCAGGCACAGCGGGCCGGGTCTCCCCCACTCGCAGGCTGATAGCAAAGTGAAAAGCGTGAACGATGGCCAAGGGGGAGAAGTTCTTTTGTATAGATTCTTAGAACTTGATAAGGGTAGTAGAGTTCACCATGCTTCTTTCGGTGGATAAGGCTTTTCGTAATAAGGACTTCACCGATAAACATAAAGGGGCCGTGACAGTTTCCCATCACGACCCCGGCGGGTCTCCCAAAGGAAAGATGGGGTCAGTTAGACCCCACCTACCTAGTTCAGGTTAGAAGTATTGAGAATGTTTGAGAAACGGAGGGAGAGATCGTGCATGCTTAAGACAAACGAGTCTTGAGGTATTCCTCGAAGTAGTGCTTGTTGGAATCCTTCTCATCAGGAGTGACCTTGCACTGGACCTTAACGGCGACCAGACCCTTCTCCTTTGCGTTCACCAGATCATAGGCAGCCTTGAGATCGACAGTCAAGATATTGGAGTAGGAAGAGCCGAGAACCGTCTGAAGATGGCCCTTCAAGCGTTGAGCAGAGATTTCGATCTGCTGCTTCTTGCCGGAGGTCACGAAGGAGGGAAGGGCTTTCATGCCGCCACGGGGGATAATGAAGGTACGACCGGGGAATTCCTGCTGCTGCTTCATCTCAGGAGGAAGGGCGGAGGTGCCGCCGAGCAGCTTGTAGTAGAAGCAGACGGTGAGGGCGGGGATCTCGACCTTGTCGTCCTTGCTGCCACCCTGCTTGTAGAGGGTCATGGTTTCATCAGCGGACAGTTCGATGCGGTCGATGAAGCAATCCCACTCGCCGTTCGGAGGACGAGTTGCGGAGCCTGTCGAACCTTCAAGCTTCGAGAAGTCTTCGTTGAAGGAATCGAGGGCTGAAACGATATCTGCACCAAATTGAGACATACTAACCTACCTTCTTGCAAGAGGTCCGCCGAGTTATTTAGTGGTTGGCGGAACGGCCACTTTGAGATACTCCTTCTCAAATAAGGACCAAGCACCTACAGGTGGTACTTGGAGTTGGATAGGAAAGCAAACCCTTCGTTTGTAAAGGGAAGCCCGGTCAGGATTTTCACCAACAAGTACGAACTCAGTCTCGTTGAATGAGACTAGTTCTTTTAGTTCAGTAATTGAGCCGTCAGGCATTGGGATCCGCCTAATGACTTCTTTCTTCTTTGGCACCAAGGTCTTCTTAAGTTCGAGGGCCAATTCGAAAGAACCGTAGAAGCGTTTGAAGAATCCGGGAGGAGTAGTCATGGCCCAGCGGGTCTTCTTCTTGCCATCGTCTTCCGTAATGTATTCGGGAGCGATGTGGCAAACCATCCAGACGCCATAACCAGCTTGGGCTAGTCCGCTGAGAAGAGTATTAAGTTCTTGGTAGAGCCATTCCCACATGGCTTCGCCACGGCCTTCGTCCCAAGTAGCTTTCTTGAAGTGAATAAGAGTCTCTCGGCGAAGGATATTAAAGAGTTCGGTAGCTGAGTCGATGATGATTGTTTCGGGTCGAGGAGAATTGTTCTTAGCGGCTTCGAGAAGTTGGGCGTACATCGCCTTAATAGAGGGGTAGTCGAGACGGGCAGGGGTACCATCGAAGTTGATGGGCTGGCCGTCTGGGTTAAGGCCGGGCCACATTTGAGCGGGAAGGCCGGGCGAGTCGATAGAGGGGACAGGGGTAGAAGAAAGATCGAGGTTCCAAATAAGGGCGGCCTCATTGGAGCCGAGGAATGAGGTCTTGCCGGTATTGAATTCACCAATCAGAATGGCTTTCAGTTTGCCGGGCTTGACCCACATGCGGGTATGAGCGATACCGAAGGAGCCAAACTTAGACATGAATGTTGCTCCTTGTGAAAGGGTTTGGGTCGAAGTAGAAGCGGTCAACATAGTGAAGTCCTCCGACAACAAAGGGAGGCAAGATGTTTAGCACCTTGCCTCCCTGTTGAAGGATCGAAACTTAGGAGCCCATACGAGGCGGGGTTTCGAAGGAAACGTCCTCCGCAGCGGCAGCGGTAGTGTTCGACACCTGAGTCTCGGTGTTGGCCACGACCGGATTGTCGTTGAGGGGAACGAGGGAAGTAGCCATGCGAACCTTGTAGCCGAGGTTATGCAGCCAATCTCGCATGACGTTAGTAGAAACCTTGTGCCCTACTCGGGCAGAGAAAGCCTTTGCCAGCTTCGGCAGAGTGATTCCGCCGTTGGCGAAGTCTTCACGGAGAATAGTGTTGATGACGGGAGCAACATGCTGCCGCACAACCTGTTCTGCACAGAAGACAAAGGGTGAGGTGGGAGGAACCCCCCAAACACTAGGCTTGGGAGACTTGGTTGCCGCTTCCGGAGCGGTCTGATTCTGTGCCGACATTAGGCACCTCCATAATAAGACCGATGACATCATCTTCCTTACAAAGGACGTATGACTCACCGTTGGTTGGATTATTGAATTGAGTTCCAGCGTAGGAGTGGAACATTACACGATCGGAAACCTTCAAGCGAAGGGGTTCGACGTGAGCATGTATGCAGCAGTAGTTATCGGCGTCGTCTTTCTGGTAAAGACCAGCGATGGAGGGGCAAAGACGACCCTCACCAACTGCGATAATGGTTCCGGTATTGGGCGGTTCCTTCGCAGCGGAGGGAAGATGGATTGCACCGATCTGGGTCTCGGGCTTGTCGCGATGAATAAGGACGCGGTCGAACAGCGGCTTGGGAAGATTAAACTGCATCGAAGTGTAAACCTTCTTTAAGGTGGGTTACGTCTCCGTAACGCTGGGTTTGGACTAGTCTGAGTTGGCCTACGAAGCCAGCCCAATGATGAGGAGGAAACAGGTAGAAGGGAGCCATCGGAGAAACGCTATCGTGCGAAGTTATGTTTCTTGCGTTTCTCACGAAATTGCAGGGAGCCGGGAATCGAGCGATTAGCTCTTCAATGATTTCGATCCGGCTATTGTACTCTGCGAGTCCAGCTTCGTCAAGGACTCCTGTTGCTCCATTGTAGGAAAGGAGGACAGGGGAGCAGAGGATTCGGTCGGGGCCTTCGGATTCGTATTCACCTTCCGCCCGGTACCAACGGCCAACCCGTTCAACATAAAGATCATACGAGGGCTCATCACTTTGGTATTCCTTTCGCATCTCGCTTTGACCCTTTCGAGGGCCGCTCTTCAATATGTGTCTATAGAAAGTAAAGGGGCGGTCAACCCGCTTGTCAAACTTTATGGTGGGTTTTTGTACAATCAAGTGGGTCATGCCTCCGATCGAGATATCGGAAGGGAGCCAAGGGAACTTCTCATGGAAGAATCCACGCTCCAACAAGGTCTTCGCGGCCCAAAGGTAGTGCTGCGTTTGGAAGTCGATAGGAAGGGCAGTAGAGCGGACAGAGGGGGATTCCGAACAAGTCTTCGCATCGACGATCCAAAGTTGCTTGGTTTCCTTATTAAATAGGAGCAAGTCGAATCGGCCAATGGCGGGGGCTTTGGGGTTCTTGCGGCGAAGGAACCAAGTAACCTCTGAACCTATATGAGTCATGGCTGGATGCTTGAGCATTTCCAAGAAGGTCACACCTCGGCCAAGGCTTTGCTCTGGAATTATCAACTTGGAGGTGGCGTCGTACCAAGCCTTTGCCAATTGGAAGTTACGTCGCTCTTCTTCTACGAAAGAGGAATGATCGAGGCCGGCAAGTTCAGCCTTAGCTTTCAAGTGGGCTATTCGCTTATTGAGTATGGGTATTAGAGCTTCGTGGCGAGAGGCATCATCAAGAAGGTAGAGTTCGAGATTCTTATGAAACCAGCTTCCTTGAAGTAGGGGATCGGCTTCTTGCTGCATGAAGCCGGTGAGTCCTAGAATGTTGTAAAGATAGAAGCCGAATGGATCAGAGAGGGCGAGATTGAAGGAAGAAGAAGTAATCGGGACCGTTTCAAAGGGCTTGATTCCTTCGGCACAAAGAAGGTCAAATTGATAACGGGCCGCTGCTAGGGCCTGAGCTTCATTCATTTAAGTTGTCCTTATGGTCTTGGGCAAGTGCGGGCACGGCTGCGTCGAGAGGCTCCCCTATTGATCTCCGTAGATGCTCCGACTGGGTTGCCTTCGATGGGGCCGCGAGAACGGTTCACAAGTGGCCGTTTCTGCATTAGTTGGTCGTATTCGCAAAAGATTCCAGCAGGAAGGGTGGTAGGACAATCCTTGCAGGAAACGGGGACGCCGCTTGCAGAAGTCCAATTAGGCTGTGCTGCGAGGACTACGGGGCTCGGAGTGCCGTCGTATTCGGTAGATGCGACACCGATGGCGGCGACACGGCTGAAGCCGCCTGTGCCTCCTGCGGCGTCCGCTTCCTTAAACTCGTCGGTAGTGCCTGTCAAGTCCCAAGTTACCCCGGTGCTGTTACCAAAGACTGGATTCCAGAACTCGCAAGTTTGGACTGAAGTACCCCAGGTAGAATTGACACCAGAAGTAGGAGAAGAGCCGGTAAGTCGCATCCTAGAATGGATCATGTAGAACTTAGTAGTTGCTGTCGAGTTAAAGACTCGAAGCCATTTGCTGGTCCAAGTGAGGGCTGGGTCGCACCAGATATTGATGTCGGGATTAATGAAGACGCCTTGGAACGCGGGGCCGGAAGAGCCTAAAGGCTCATACCAGTTCACTGGCTGAGAAGTGGGAGAGAGGTATAGCTTTTCGTTGGAGAAGAAGCCAATATGAGTAGAGGGGTCTAGTGAGTCTCCATAGGCTGTAAAGTTGTGACGGAACAGCCTGAACTGAGTCTTATCCTTAAAGTCGGAAGGAACGGGGAGGTTACCGAACCCTTGGATAGTCTTGATCTGAACACCAGATCGAACATTGATAGTTGTGTCCAAGTCTACGACGAGGGCTGGATTGCCTGTAGTGGTGTGGCCGTATGCGGATTCGGGCAACATGATAGAGCCTTGAAGTTGGAGGGCTCCCCACAGTTGCTTGCAGTTCCAACGAACAACCTCTTGGCCACCAAGACCATTGAAGGCTACGTTGGCATCGCCGATCATGGTGGAATTCCAACCGTTCAGGCCCCAAAGCATGTTAACCCAAGAGGAGATACCTCCTGCGATACCGGCGAAGGTGCCAGTAACATGGTAGGGACCGAAGGTTGCTTTGCAGTTGATGCAGATTTGGGCATTGGTTCCTGAAGGATTAAGGCGAATACATTGACCGGCACCAGCCGTGCCCATAGCATCGAGGCCCCATCCAGCAGAGGTTAGACCTTCGATGCGGATACCGTCGAAGTCGGCGGCGTTGAGGCCGGGGTTTCCAGTTACAGTTGCGAACTCCAAAGTGCTGGGATCGTGGGATCCCACATTCAAAGTTACGACACCGGCAGCATAGTAGAAGCCGTAGGGGGTGGCCTTCGCGTTGGCGGCGGAAGTGCATTTGATCCAAGGGATATCTTCATAAGTAGAACGAGAAGAGCCTAGCACTCTGCCGCGAACATAGTAGACGGCAACGCCTCCAGTGTTGACAGTGTAGACGTTAGGTAGAACGCCGTCGGGAGTGAAGGTCCAAAGGTTTGGATAGTTGGGGCTCGCGAAGCCAAGGATCTCGGGGGCATCACCCACACCGTAAGAACCGATAGTTACGTTGGCGACCGTGATGTTAATGCCTTGAAAGGAATTAACTTGGTCAGCGTAGAAGATGTCTCCACAGCGGAATCGAAAGGCTTTGTTGGTGCCTTGGATAGAGGACCAGAGGGTAGAGACGTCAGCCATATGGCGAACTAGGTAGGGATTAGCGAGACTGCCATCACCACCACCGCCGCCTGCGGAACCGGAGACGCTTTGAGCGATGTAGATAGTGGTAGGCCGTTCAGAGGGGATCTCAGCTACCCTGAATTGGGCGATCCTGTAGAGAGTAGCAATGAGGTCGAACTTGCCAAGGCTTCCCCAAGAGGAGATAGGTCCGACGCCCGGAATGCTGGTATAGGGAGTACCCATTGTTTATACCTTTGGAGCGGAAGTCAGTTTAGCTTTCTCAAGCTTGAAGGCGTGTTCATAGGCGGGATCGGAACCTCTGTTAGCGGCAATGGCTTCGCGATGTTCTGGAGTAGCTGTCTCGTTGACGACGGCTTCGGCGTCGAACTTGGCACGGGTGGCAACTGGACGAGGGATAAAGGATCCAGCGGCCCAGAAGATAGACTTGAGGAAGGTACCAAAGCCAGAGTACCAAACTAGAAAGGTAATGCCGATGATTCCAACGATGAATCCGACGTACTTGAGAGCGGTAAGCCATTGAGGCTCAACGTCTTTCACGCCGGGCAGAGTTTCGTTGATTCCAGCAGCGGCCTTCTTGATTTCCTGCTGATCCTTGATGCCTTGTTCGCATTCCTGTTTGATCTTCTCAGCAAGAGGGGGGATCTTTGAGAATGCTTCTGGGTCTGGGCCAGCCGTCAATTGAAGAATCTGCGTAGCGTTGGTGTCGATGGTTGTGAAATGAACTTCACTGGTCCCGCTCAGTTCACTTACCTTGTTAGAATAAGATGCGATCTTCTTAGTAGAAGAACATCCAACAACAAGAAGAACAGAGAGAAGAGTTAAGTATTTCATAGGGAAACTCAAAAGAGATGCTTGGCTGTAAAGATCAGAAAGAGGCCAAGGAGAACGCCAAGGCCGAGAATGATCCAACGACGCTTTACGGTTCCTGCTTCGTTCCAAAAGTTAGGGGGCTGGAGGGCCATAAGTCAAGCCTTTCAATTGGGAGGTTTGCTTCAAGATGGTTTCAACGCGAGCTTGAGTCTGAAGCATAGAGGCTACATCTCGCTGGACTTCTTTCATGTCGGCTTTGATCTCTGCTATATTTTCAGTAAGAGTCTTGATGGTTGCAGAGGTAGTGGCCTTATCTACGGCGGCGATCGTTTCAGTGACGGCTAGCTTTTGGGGTAGAACGATCAAGTAGCCCAAGCCACCAAGAATGAGGAAGGCGATAATGCGTTCAGTCAACGCAAAACGCAAGCGTCCCTCGGGGGAAGATACAAGAGTATCTTGACTCACCTTCGTCATTACAAGGCTCCAGTAAAGAAATTACTTGCCGAACCAACCGACCAACATGGACTTGGTTGGCCCGACACAAGCAGTTGCCACAACGATGATTACTTCCTTGACGCCGGTGACATTGAGCGTCACGATCTTGCCACGCTTGGAAGTACCGTTATCGAGATGGGGATTACCTACGGTACCGCCAGCAGAAACATCTTCGCCGACGGTCATCAGATAGGTACCGGCTCGCATGTCGCCGAGAGCCTTGAAGTCTTCGGGCGAAGCGAGGGTTCTGTTGTCGGCGGTGGTCCTAGTAATGGAAGGGTTATAGAAGGAAGTATCGAAGTCGGCAGGCCACACCGGCTTATTCGAATCGTTGTAGGGCCTTGAGCCGACATTGCCGTATGCTCGAATAATGGGATCGGTAGTGGGATTAGTGCCGACCCACTCGTTAGCGATGTCCAAGTAGGTAGCGTTCTCGGGGACAGGCACTCGAATCACGTTAGCATGATTCGTGACGGTGCCATTCATAACGCCGAAAGGATTAGTAACAAGGTCCGCACCGGATCCTGCACCAGTTACGACCTTGGAATTTGTGTTCAGGACACAGGTTGGAGTGGTCTGGGCTCCAACAAATTCGGTCTCGCCTCCACCCTGCTGGAAGAAGGTAGGCATTGTTTCGGTGGGCACTGGTAAGCTCCTGCTACAAGGAATCTAAGAACGGCCTCTCCCATTGCTCGACGGTCTTCAAGAGAACCGATACGGAACGTCGTGAATGGGATCCCCGATGTTAGCAGCATGGAGTATAGGCCGTCAAGGGCCAATCCCGGTTTATCACACAGTCTGGATACCTTTAGGAGTGAGCGTGTATCGCCTTCGAATATGAGAAGGGGGAAAGCACAGTTCTCCTTCAAGCGAGAAAGGCAGGCTGCGAATCTAGTCCTGTCTGGAGTAAGGCAGTTCTGGGCTGCCTCAATGATAGAGCCCTTACGTTCTACAAGAGCAGCGTGCTCGAAACCCTGTAGAGCGTAGTCGCCGGTTTCAAGTCGTCTCGGCTCTGTATGAACGGTATGTATAGAGGTTTTGTTAGGAGTAAATGGGCTACGAATCTGAATCGTTTGGGGAAAGGTAAGTGGATTCTTCTCGCGAGAGTCCACAAATACGATCAGAGAGGTAGGAAGCATCCCATCATCTTACTCTTTCAAGTTCTGCTTGACAAGTTCGTCCCATGCGATTGGGAAATGCTGAGCCGCAATCGGGCCCAGCATCGCTGCAAGATCTTGAATCTCCCTTTGAGCGTGAGGATCAGATCGAAGTCGGCATACCCTGTAGAGGGCAAAGAGCGAGAAGGAAGCCACGACAGTAGAGATGAGAGAGACCGGCAGCACCATGCGAGCTTGCTCGGGAGCTACTCCCAGATCGAGCAAATGATGGTATGCTTTACAGCAAGCGTCGATAGCTTCGTTGTAGGAAGCATCGGCGAACTGTTGCTTGTCGATCGAGAGGTTTGGGCCACTACCCTGCTTAATGGAAAGTTCGGGCTTCTTCCGCCAATGGGTTGGATAGAATATGGAGGGCTTGTCGTGTACGTAACGGCGGGACTCTTCATTGTACACTATGCCGACGTTCGATCGCATCCATTGCCTGAAGACAAAGATGGGAGCTTCGATGCGAAACTTGAGCTGGGCCTGAGCGAAAGGAGTCCAATGATTGTTGCGAGCCATGAAAGCGATGACTCGATGGACTTCGGCATCGGTGCGATTCTCCGTTCTCTGAATGGAAGTCCAAGCGGCCTCTGCGATAGCTCGGTCGGTGCCCATCTTATCCAAGAAGGTGACAGTCGGGCTGTTGTAAGTTGCGATGAAGTAAGTATGTTCGTTAGTCATGCGGGACCCATCCTTTGAACGGCTCGCCGATGAGCTTCCTTAAACTTGTCGGCGGCTAGCGGGTTATTCCAGAATCCCTTCTGGTTAGTGTCGATGAATTGAGCAGCATTAGGAACTACCTCATATACGAGAGCCAACTCGTAGGCTAGCCTGTTGATAGCCTCCTTGTAAGCCTTCAGTTCTTCCTTCAGTATTTGCTCCTCGGACGGAGGAAAAAAGAGGGGAGGCAGAACATATGGATCGGCGGCACTCATAAATGATTCCTTTCAACAAGAGAGGTGAGACTCGAACTCACGACCTGCGGTTTAGGAAACCGCCGCTCTATCCAACTGAGCTACTCCCTCAATAGATTAAACAGAAGCCCCAGCAGAGGAGAGATCCCACCAACAAAGTCTTAAAGCCTAAGTCGAAATAGTAGTCAGACTTCTTCATGGCCACACCTTCAAGATGTATTTGTTAAGACGAGCTGATGCAACTAGGAACTCCAAGGTGCAAGCAACTAGGAGTATAATATCACGAAGAGAGAAAGACTTAGATAGAATGATGCAGAAGATAGCGAGGAGCCATGTAAAGGCGGAGAGGAGTACGAGAGATTCAAATCGCTTCATGGGATGGATCCTACAAACATGGGTCGTAACCACGTCATGTGGTAAGGATCTCCATTGGGGAAATAGCCGATACTGACTTCCGGATTCGCAGCTTCCCATGCCTTCGAATGCGGTTGTCTACGCCAATGTCCTCGTCTAACGTGTCTTGAAACGTGACATCCTTGGCTTTCATTCAAGCGTTCACGGTTGCCTTCGGCTAGCTGGGGTTGGGAGACCAGCCTGATGTGCCGTCCGGGCTGCTTGGGTCCGGCTCCGAGGCGGAAGGAGCGACGGCCTTTGGCCTCGGAAGCTTGGATCATTTCCGGGTACGCTTGAAGAATCAAGTTAATCTGGATCAGCCGATTGACAAATAGCCTCGAAACTTCGATGGATTCTTCTTCCTCCTTCGGAAGTTTGGGCCGCAGTTCGTCGGCGAAGAAGGTGTCTTGATACTTCTGAAGGATGGTTTCGAAGGACTTGTCCGGTGCATCGTCCCAATCTGGCTCCATCGGAAGAGACGATGAGGAGACTTCTTCGTTCTGGTCCCAGAAGACAGTAGTGATTAGGTAGCGGCAATGAGCTTCGCAGAAGAAGTTAATGGGCTTTCCAGCGAGGCGAACCTCGGTCGGATTAGCTTCTCCCTTCTCGTAGAAAGAGGCTAGGCCGTAGGAGAAGGAGTTATCTGCGATGGTCTTGTAGGGAGTTTCAAAGACAAGCAGCATGGAGGGGTAGACGATGTTGAGGTCTTGGCCGCGAATAGAAGAGAGCACGTCGGTGGCGTCTAACTCTTCGGTCAAGGAGGCGGGGACCAAGAGGACAGGGCCGTCGTAAGTGATGAACCGCTGGCAGTTAAGGATCTGCATGGCTTGCAGTAGGCGATGATTAGAGGGCGATCGCTTGAAGATAGCAGCGGAGGAAGCGATGTCAGCGGCCGGGTCTCCCCACAGATGGCCGAAGGCATGACTTAAACACGTAAAAGCTGCCAAGGGAGGGGTAGGAAATGGACGTGGGATCTTGCCCAACAGTTGTTGGATATCCAATGTTACTCTCCTACTATGGGGTCGGTAGAGGTTGGCTTTACAGTGAAGCCGTTGCCATCGTTGTGACCTTGTGCATCCTTCGTCTCTAGTATTTCTTTATCTGGAAGAAGTACCTCGTCTTCGAGGAGCGACCATGTTGCACCAAGCTCATCAACGTAGCAGAGATGGAAGAAGCCGGTTGTATGGGTCATTGCTTCTCCTTCTTCTTATCTCCATATTCTTTAAGGGTTTCGTCACCGAGACAGGTGCAGTTCTTTGACGTACCTGAGTGATGCAGGGCGACCTGCGACAGCAACGCCAATCGCATCGGCTCGTAATCCTCGCGGCACACTTCGCAGATCCGATAGTGGCTACCTTCGCTCGCCCACTGTTCGCCGCACTCTGGGCATGGGGTTGTCCTTTGGGTGTTCATGTTGCCTCCTGTTGCAGGCGGGAGATGGCCAATTCAAACGGGTCGAAGTGTTCGCAATGCACTACGTACTGTTCGTGGTTGCTTCCTTCCTCGTATGATGCAAACTCACTCACCTTCGCCGCCGCCTCCGCGAGTGCGAGCATGTCAACAACTTCGTCCACATATAAAGACACTTTTGCCCGCTCGTTCGATCCGATCTTGAAGTCTGCGAGTTTGGACCACATTGCTTCAACGCGGTCCTTGATCTGCTGTAATCTAGTCGCCATACATCCTCCTGTGGCTGTGCCGCTACTTGTTACCAACTCGACCCCGACCTCGACCTCGACCTCGACCTCGACCACGACCCCGACCTCCACCTCGACCTCGACCTCGACCACGACCACGAGCACGACCCCGACCACGACCACGACCTCGACCCCGACCCCGACCTCGACTCCGACCTCGACCACGACCACGACCACGACCTCGACCACGACCTCGACCTCGACCACGGCCGATTACTTCCTGCCAGTTGCATAATCATTACTTCTTCTCCAATGGAAGTGCGAATGTGAACTCGAACGCATCAACGTATGAGGACTTGTTCACGAATTGGCGTGAGCCCTTCGGCCAAGGCTCAACCTCGTTGAACTTTCCGGTAGCGACCGCATCAGAGAACCTGCCGGTGGAGGCGACCCACGCTCCATCTTCAAACACAAGGTCAGTGCCTTTGATGGCAATGAGACGACCGACGAAGTACGTGGTCACGGTGCGAAGGAAGTAGGACTTACCGACTTCAAATGCTCCTTCTGATTCCGGTGCGGACTTGGAAATGATCTTGATGAGATCAACGATTGCTTGCAGATCTGACATAATTACTCCTGCGGCTGTGCCGAGAAATGGTGCGGGTGGGAGTCGAACCCACTTGTTCTTCCAATTGGCATAGGGACCGCAATACGAATCTCTGCGGACTTCCCAAGGACTTGATTCGCCCTGCGTGTCGCCGTCCACGCCGCCGCACCTGGGGTCAGACCGTGTGTGTTCCTTCGACGCCGCGAGCGATACGGGCTTCGGTGCGGGCTTTGAGGATCTTTTGTGCTTCTTTGATGTAGTAGAGGGCGAGAGCGTTCTCGGGACATGCGTAGGGACCGGACTGGAAGCCGGTCAAACGGTCTTCGAGAATGGCGAGCAGGATCTCATGCGTGATCCCGTTGGTTCCTTTCTCGGGAATAGGTCCATTCTGGAACAGGATCGTGGTGTGGTCGCTCGGCTTGCCGTAACGAGCGACGAACGGGCATGAGGCATTGGTCTGCGTGTTGAAGCCGGTGATCGAGTAGAGGTGATTCGCACCTCCCGCTCCCGGCTCGTCGAGGACTTCGATGGTGATGCTGTCGTTGCAGCCGTTGACCTTGTGACTTGTGAGTTGACGATTCATACTAAACTCCAATCTGTCCCTGTGGGACTACACGAACTCTTTAGGTGGCATGGGAATCTCCGCTTCTGTCGAACGCCACCAATGCAGACAGAAGTTGTGCGTGTTGATGTGGTCGCTCGCGGGAACGTGCAACTGCATAGCGGCTTGATCAGGCCAGAAGTGACGGGCGATCTGTTCCATCTCCGCCCATGTAGGCGTGCGGTCTTGACGGGATACCGATACATGCTCCCATCCTCCACCCCATGATGCAGGGGTAGAGGCAGTCTCTTACAAAGTCGGTCGGAGGAGTTGTCAAGAGATTCCTTTCAGTGGATGGTGCGTTCGTAGGAAAGAGAAACTGGATGGCCGTAGTGAGAGCAGAAGAAATGCCAGAAGTCGGAGGTAGTTACTAAGAAGTGGGCTTCCTTGAAGGCGGAGTCGAGCTTGGGTATTTCAGTAGTGAGAGTGTCGAAGTAGAGGGCGTCGTAGCAGTTGAGAAACATCTTGCAAGAGGAAGGTAGGAGAGGGAGAATGAGGGATTGAATGCGGAGCATTGTGAGGGCGGCGAAGGCTTGGATAGGGAAGTTGATGCACTCGTTGACGTCATTGCCCTTGATCTCACCGGGGAATAGGCGAGATTGGCCGGTGATGGGGAGGATGCAGCGATGGGTGGAGCGGGCGGATTCGAGCCATTCGTTCTGCCAACGCCAGAGAATGGGCCGGAGAATGGGCCGGGCATCGACCATCGCTTTGCAGATGGAGGGGTCCACAAGAGTAGAAGATTTCTTAAGGATTGTAAGACGAAGAGTTTCCCAAGATCCCCAATTCAAGTCGGTGAAGTTAGCGTGCTTTGCACATTGGCGAGGGGTGTCGTGGGCTTTCTTAAAGAGCTTATTGCCGTCGGTGCCGTCGATATCCCAGTCGGATGGAAGAGAGTCGAGAGGTATCCTTAAGGTATCGACGGCCCGGACGGCATGAAGGTCAATGTTCTTGGAGAAGGCTTCTAGAAGAGATGGTTCACCGGAGAGGACGGCGGCGACACGGAGTTCAGCTTGGGCCAAGTCGTATGAGACGATCTTGCCGAGGGCTCCATAGCGGGAGGAGTAGGCTTTCTTGATGGCTTTGGGGTAGGTTTGGGCAGCGGGCTTCTTGAAGGAAATACGGCATTGCTGTTGGCCACCTTCGTCGGAGGAAGTATCTGAGAAGGCAGAGGGGACCACATAAATAGTGGGGTAGGCGAGTTGAATGGGGCCGTGGCCGAGGAGAATAGAGGAGCGATCGGAGGGGTCGTTGGCTCGATGGTGGAGAAGGGGCTGGACATAGGAGGAGAGAAGCTTGGAAGCGGTGGCGTTCTTGTCGATAACGGAGAGGGCCTTCTTATCTTCGTCGGAAGTAGTAAGGGCGGTAAAGAGGAGACGGTTGCTGTCGGACCAAGAGATCTTCTTCTTCTTCTCAGTCACAACGAGCATGGGGTGGGAGAGGACGGGCTCGCCTATTCTGGCAGCCATAGAAGAAATGAAGGAGTCTTTGGACTTTTGAGAACCCTTGCCGGTGAGAATAATAGAGAAGCGTTCTTGGGCTTCCAAAGAAGTCAAGTGGACCTCGTCGAGGAGTTTCTTCTCTAGGGTCTGAAGGTATTCAACGGAGTGGGGAATGCCTGCTTTGAGTATGTGAAGGCAGGACCATAGAACGGAGGAGTAGAAGTGGATAGTGTAGTCGGAAGAGGCTGGGCTGTCTTTCTTAAGAAGACGGCGAGAGAGTTCAGAGATGCCGAGAATTGCGTTGTGAGTGTCTTCGCCGTTGTAAGTGAATAAGGTATCGCCTTCTTCTGTCTTGGTGTAGGGATCTTCGAACTTGCGGTCTTTAAGTGTCTTATCGTAGCGGTATTGGCGAAGGACAGGGCCGAGGGTCTTCTGGCTTCGGGCGGTGCGGAGTGGACATTCGAGGAAGTTGAGGATCCCCATGTCAATAAGTAGGGGGGGAGTAGACATGTGAGACCAAAGAAGGCGGCTGAAGAACGCGTAGGAGATATAGAGAAGGTCGAATAGGAGGTTCATCCCACAGAGAGAGGTGGCGTGGTTGAGGGTGTGGAGGAGGATGTTCTGGTGGTCGGTTCGAGCGAAGTCAAAGAGGAAGGTTCGTCCGGGCTTGGACTGGGAGAGTGAGGTGCAAATCGACCTGTGTGTTCGTTCTCCAACCACTCCGTCATTCGAGATATGGCTGTCAGGATGCTCTCCCGAGTTATAGGAGTGAACGAGCCGTTCTGTGAGAGAGGCAGATAGGATGATAGAGTGTGGAGGACAACCATCCGTAAGTCGAGATCGTTGGGGATGGAAGACGGTCTGGTCGGGGAGGAGGGTGCGAAATCGGTTTCGCTTGCAGGAACCGTAGGTCTCGATGTCGAAGGACCAGTCGGTGCAGGTGGAAGGAAGCCTGTAGTTGTCAGAATTCGAGAGAGATGGGAGTAGCGGTGGGGGGAGGGTTTGCAACGGGGGTCTCCGGGGGATCGGAAGGGGTGGGCTGGAGTTCGAAGGGCTATGTGTTAATAGCTTCGGCGGCCCTTTCTTCGTGGCCACCATCGGGGCTCTCTCCCTCATGGGCTTCCTGCCTTAGGTCGGGGAGAGAAGCAGATGTAGGAATGGTGGAGAGATGCTTGAGGTAGGAGACGAGGTGGACTGCGGCGATTGCCCACTGGCCTCGTTCTTGGATAGAGAGGTAGAGAGGTGGGGCGATGCCTTCGGAGGTAAGAGTGAGGGAGAAGTCCTTGAGAGCGGCGAGGATTAGGTTGGCTCCCTTTCGAACCTTGGTGGTGCGGCGGGGTCGAGGGTGGCGGGAAGTGCCTAAGTTGGAGTTTCCGTCAGGATTTCCGTCATTGTTTCCATCGGGGTTGGGGTTTCTTTCTTCGGGTCGGGATTGCATGTATTACTCCATGAGGGGTCGGGGTCTGCTTCATCGAACCAGCCCGGAAAGATGGGAGTTACTGGTTCACCATAGAGAAGAGGGTGAAGGGGTTCCTTCAAAGAAGTAAGTAGGATATAAGTGCGAGATGCGATGTCGCGGGGACGACGGATCTTGCCTTGCTGAATGCGGTCCACCAAAGTAGATTGGTAGGACATGGAGAAGTCGTGGGTGCCGGGCTTATCCCAGTAGGTGCCAATCATGGGGGCATGTTCTATACCAGTAGAGAGGCCGAGGGAGCGGATGTGATTGAGTAGGCCGGGTGAGCAGGAAGAGGGAAGGTCGGAGCAGACGGCATCGAAGCAGAAGCCGGAGGCGTGGATAGAGAGGGGGCCGAGGACGCGAGAGTCGAGATGAGTAATGAGGGAGTTGCGTAGAAGGGATTGGGCACGGGCTGAGTTAGGAGCGAGGCAACTGGGATTGCCAAGATAGCCGTAGAGTTTGCCCCATTCAGCAATCTGTTTGAAGAGTTGGTCGAAGGTAGAGGCGGTCTCCAAAGGGGTGAGGCCGAGAATCTCCTTGGACTTATTAAGAAGTCGGTTGTAGGAGTCTACTTGCAAAGTGTCCTTGTCTTGCGAATTGGCGGTCCATACGCCGTAGGGGTTATGGACTAGAATAGAAGTGGGACGCCAGCGGCGAAGGCCGGGCAGTAGGGAGTTATCGAAGAAGTGGAGGGGCCCTTCTTCTACAATAGAAGAAGCGAAGAAGGCTGGGCTAGTGGGAAGGGTAGAGAAAGGGAACCATACGAACATAAGTGAACTCCTAAAGACCCACCTCCAAGTTATCAGAGGTGGGCCGGTCCTGAGAAGGTCGGGAACCTTAACGCTTCATGAGAAACGAGAAGGTGGAGTAGGCAAGTTCGCCGTCGGTGACGGAGTCGTAGCGTTCGCGGGGAAGACCAGCGTGGTTCTCATGGATGATGAGAGCCCACTCGCCGTCAGCGTAGACCTCTTCATGGAAGAGGAGGACCCGCTTGTCGGCGGTGTAGTATTCGATGCGGTAGGAGCCGTCGGACCTGTCGATCGTTTCGATTTTCTTGTACTTGGCCATGTGAGAGTTCTGCCTTTCAGTCTTCGTAAAGGTAATGGAGTTGAGAGGAGGAGCGAGTAGCCGCTGTGTATCGCCAACGTGGCATGGTCCAGAGGCGGAAGGATTCTTCGTAGACTGCGACGGCGGGCCATTCGGAGCCTTGAGACTTATGGACGCTGATGGCGTAGGCGTAGTCGAGTCGGACGAATTCAGAAGGCTTGTGCTTCCAAGAGTAAGGAGGATCGGGATCCGGATTGTCTTTGTTAGAAACGAACCCGAATTGTTCCGTAACAACTGGGAAGGGCCCTCGGAAGGCACCATTGTCCAGTTGCATTGTAACGTAAAGGATATTGTCTGTCAAGTGGAGGGAGTGGACGATTCCGGTCAGGCCGTTAAACACATTGTGGGCCATGTTGTTGCGGAGGCAGATGACCTTTTCGCCGACGTTCAATAGGCCGGAGTGAGAGAGACGTTGGCGGATAATGTTGTTGAGTTTAGAGCGGGTGGCATTGAAGCCACAGAGGATCTGAAAAGAACTGTCGAAGGAGGCTTTGGAGCGAGGGCCGACTTTCAGGAGGAGAGAGTCTTGGGCCAACTGAGATGGGTGGAATCCTTCTCTCAACTTGTGAGAGAATGGGATAATAGGATTCCCATCCACTTGGCGGAGAATCTTTTCCAGCTTGAAGTCGGGGTGTTTCATAATGAAAGGGTTCTCGCCGACTGGTTCAAGCTGGCCGTGGTCGCCGACGAAGAGGGTGCGAAGTTCGAAGTAGCGGATCTCATCGAGCAGATCCTTAGAAAGCATGGAGGCTTCATCGACAATCAGGAGGTCGATGTTGGAGAGTTCGTGGCGAGGGCGACGGATGAAGTTGTAGGTACCGTCGGGGTTTCTCTCGGCGAGGTAGAAGAGGGAGTGAAGAGTGCAGGCGGAGGTAAGTCCCTTGGAATGAAGGACAGAGACGGCCTTGCCAGTGAAGGCACCGATAGAAATGCGGAGTCCTGCTTTCGAGAGAGAGGTAACCACCTCTTTGAGGAGAGTGGTCTTGCCGGTACCTGCGAGGCCACCGAGGACAAAGGAATGGAGAGCGGTGTCGAGGGCCCACTTCTCGATGGCAGTGAGGGCCATGCTTTGATCTTCAGAAAGGGATATCATTTGCTTTGCACCAGAGGTAATTGAAAAACAGGAGGGGCCAAGTGAAAGAGCATGAGAAGATGACTATCAATACGAAAATGTATCGAGTCACCAAGGATTCATAAACCTTTGAGGCTTCCTCAGTGGTTCGACGGAAGAAGATCACATAAATTAGAAAGCCGATGACTGGATAGATGAAAAGAAACAACATCAAGGTACTCCTGTCCAGGGTTTGCCAAAGGGATCGAATAGGTCGGGCTTTGATTGAGCAACTACAAGACCGTCGGTGAAGTCTCGAAGGAGTTGTAGATGGTCAACTATAGAAATAGCGACGGAGTTCTTCTGTAGAACATAGGCTGGGTTGAAGGAAGAGAAGGTAGGAATAGAGAAGCCATTAAATATAATGGGGTCGCCGGAAATAGCAAAGGCTTCCTTAGCGTTCTTGCCTGAGCCGGTAAGGAGTTTGTAGACGCCATGAATGGCGGGGCCTCCAAGGAGGAGTAGGACTAGAGAGGAGTGAGTGGAGAGTAGGAATAAAAGGTCGGATATGAAGTAGTTGGATAGGCAGGTGTCGTACTGGGCTTTCGTGGGTTCGGTGGTGCCCCAACAGCCGCAGCGAACAGCGTTGGTAAGGTAGATGGAGTAAGAGAGGTGGAGTTTGGGGCCGGTGTCTTGGCCGGTGGGTAGGCGTTCGCCGAGGTAGACACGTTGGAGGAGCTTGCCGGATTGGCCGACGAAGGGGAAGCCGAGCTTGTCTTCCTCGAAGCCGGGGTTCTGGCCGACAACGAGAAGGGCTGGGGAGGGGCCACCGCCTTGGCGGGGATCAGGCAATGTGGGAAGTTGATCCCATCGGGTTAAAGGGATTCCCACCGACTTCTTCCCTTCCCACAGAGGGCAGAGACGACAATCGGAGCGAGCTAACTGAACTAATGTTAGCTTTGATGTCGAGTTCGAAGGTGATGTGTACGATCTGTTCATCTAAAAAAACTCCGGGTAGGCGTCCCTCTTGGGAGGCACGGACGAGAGAGTCTCGAAGGAGCTTGAGAAACTGGGGGCTCAACTCTATCGCAATGATGTTGTGATGAACGATGGAGTCAGTGGGGGTTTCTGCTACCTTTAGAGAGACTGTTTGCTTTGGATCGGACATTTAAGGCTTCCTTCAAATTGGTCGGGACGTTGAAGTAAGAGGATACGTAGGAGTCGTCGAGAGGGCAGACGAGAAGTGAACGAATGTCGATGACTATCCTACGGACATGGTCCCCCGTCTTCGGATGAAAGAGATCCGTAATAATAAAGGGGGTCAAGTAGTCGGAAATAAGTAGAGGTATCCCCATCAGGATGGCCGGGGTCTCGGGGTTAGCCATCATGTGGATTTCAGGAGAGTCCTCATCTGAAGGGAACCCCTCGGGCCGAGCATTATAGAGTTGGGTATTAACCTTGTCCATGTTCGGCCCGAAAATTGCCACCCACTTACCAGCTTCAAGGTCGGAAGAGGCGGCGGGAGAGGTGTTTCTTGCCATCGGATGATTACCTCGAAGCGGTGTTGTATGGGTCGAACAGGCTATGGCCGGTGAATGGATGAAACGCGATGGGCAGATTGGAATCCTGCAAGTAGTAAGTCTTTGGGTTGAAAGTGGGGACTTCGAAGTTGGGAAGCCCTGCTTCGGTGAGCTTGAGAGTATAGGTGGACAAGATGCGGTCGGACAATAGGGGGATGAGACGGCCCCAACTGCGTTTGGATTGGTCGAAATTCGAGGAGAGAGGGTGACGGAGCCGGTCGAATAGGAATTTCAGGACGTTGTGATATTCGGTGGAACTGTTGGTCTTGGGGTTGTGAAGGAGAACCCAACCAGACTTGGCGAATTCGAGAATAGGTTTGAAGCCCCAGAAGAACGTATAGGTTTCATCATTGATGCTGCGGTTCAGTCTTGTGACTGTCTTTGCGAGGCCGATGGGTAGGGGATGGGACATTGTGAGAAGGCCGTCGAAGGCTTTCAGGTCGAGAAAGAAAGGAGTAGCGTAGAGGAAATCGCTGATTGCGTCGGGATGGGGGGCGGGCTGGGCCGGGTCGGAGGGCCGGAGGCTGAGGGTGAAGGCGTTGGTGGGGCCATTATCTAAGAAGTTTTGGATCGAATTGTATGAGTTGGGGAGTAATGGGGTTGTCATTATTCTTTCACCTCCAAATCGAAAGCGGTGAGGTTCATGCAGAGATAGGTGGGAAGAGGAAGGTTACGAAAGAAGTGAGTGATAAGAGTGAGAAGAAGAGTGGCGGAGGTAGAGGAGCAATGAGGAGAGGACTTCAAGGAGCAGGGAAGTTGTTCGGCTTCATGGGCTGGGAAAAGGGTAGAAGAGTAGGGGTCGAAGCAACCTTTCTGGGCGGCAAAGGCCATTGAGGTTTCGATGGACTGGCGAGAGTCGAGAAAGAGAGGAGAGGGGCTGTCTTTCCATTGGGCATAGAGAAGAGAGCGGACATCCATCGAGTCTGAGCAGTTGATAAAGATGGTCTTGGAGTAGTCGCCGATGATTGTATCGAAGCGGGTGAGGTATTGAAGAGTGTCCTTATCGAAGGAGCCCCGGATCCCCACGAAGGTGGAGTCGGGGGCCACGTAGGAGGAGATGTGCTGGAAAAGGGCGTCCACTTTGAACGAATTGAGTTCAGTGGGGGAGTAGCCTTGGGGGCCGTAGTTCTCTGGAGAAACTTTGTCGGGGTCAATAAAGATGACTTTCGTGAAGCCGAGTTCCGCGAGAAGGATTGCGAGACGGCGACCGACGGAGCCAACGCCGACCAAGAGGACTGAGTATTCAGTCAGAAGGGAGGGGGAAAACAGCTCCGCGTACCGGGTATGACGTACCATCTTGCTTCTTCCTTTCAGAGATGAGGGCTTCCTGCCGCTCCATCCAAGAGGTCAGCAGGGCCCCATATTGTTTCATGTGTTCTTTCATTTGGGCCCGGTATTCCTTGCCACTGAAGCTTTGTTCGATGACGGAAAGGTGTTCGAACCAAGGGAAGAAGATCTCGCCCAACATGGGGAGGTTCATAAGGACGAGGGCCTTATTGATGTTGCCGAGGTCACGGGGCTGGAGTCGGCAGGTGAGGAATTGGCCGAAGTGGCGGATGTCTTGGAACGGTTCCCAAGTCGGATCGAACCGTTGGATGGCGTGGATGATACAGCGAGTCTCTTCCATCGAGAGAGGAGAGCGGATAGTCGAGAAGTTAAGGCCGACGTTGCGAAGCCGATTAGTGAAAGGCTTGAGGTCTTTGCCTCCTTCTTTGCCTCCTTCTTTGCCTCGGGGGTTTCCTCGTTTGAGGAGTTCAATCGCCCCAATTCTGTTCGTAGAGGGAATAGGGGTAGCCCGTCCGTAGCTGAAAGGGGACTCTCCAGTGGAGCCACCTCCATCTGTTCCCCCTGTGTGGTAGGTGATGTAGGATTGAGAGCGTTGAAGTTCCTCCTTGGTCTTGCCGTAGGTGGGAAAGGCTTTCCGTTCGACAAGTTTGGGTAGGGCCTCCTTCAAAGCGGAGAGGGAGGAGTAGTCGGAGGAAGAGAGGAGGGACCAGTCAACCTCGACGGGTAGTTCGGTGGTGATGGAGGCGTTCAGGGTGGAAACTCTAAAGCGGCAGTAGAACTTGGCGAAGTCCTTCTGAGAGATGAGCATCATGGCGATGGGGCCGGAGCCAAACTCTTCATTGAAGGTATTGATGTCGGTACCGGAGGGATTGCAGCTTTCGAAAGGGTGGTGGTGCCACCAGCCGGAGCGAGTGAGATGGCCGGGCAGATCGCGGTCGAGAGTCAAAGACTCGTAGATCTCGCCGATGTGTTCGGGGTCCATTGAGCAGGCGGTTTGGTTGACGTGTTGACGGGGGAAGTGCAGGTCGAGGATCAGGCGGGGATCTTCGAGGGAGAGTTCAAGAAGGGCTCCTACTTCGTCGGGAGCGGCGAACGCGGTTGCCAGTTGCATCTTGAGAAACGCTATTGGGTGGATCCTGCAAGTCATTGAGAGCCTCCTGATAAAGGGCTGTGAGTTCGTCTGGGTCAGTCACAACGGAAAGGGATGGGCGAGATGGGACTTGGAAGTATGTGATAGGTTGAGGCCACGAGAGTCTTTCGTAGGCATGAGAGAGAAGGTCGAGGAGTGGGTGCCCGGATAAGAAGCGTTCGAGATGGGAGTCTAGTTCAATGCGAATGTGGGCTATAAGGGGAACTGCGTTGGATAAAAAGTCGAATGAGGGAGTGGGTTCCCAGCTTTCCAGCTTCTCAAAGATGTCGATTTGAGGGAAGTAGAAGTTGAGCCAGAAGTCGGGCTCACCGGGATTGAAAATGTGGGCGAAGCCTTCGATGTTTAGACTGGCAAGGGTGAAGGAGTCTCCAATAGGGACGAGGCTGTTGGAAAGAGATAAGCCGTAGTACCAACGAGTGTCGGCACATTGGAATACGAAGTTCAAGTTACCGGCAGGGGTATTTGGACTATCGGAAAGTCGAGTGTCATCGTCGAAGAAAGAGTCCATGTTGCTGTAAGCTTTTTGCCATTGGAGTATGAGAGAAAGATCTTCCTTTGGAAGGGAAGATAGAGATAGGAAAGGTAGGTAGATGTAGGGAGAAGCGTGGTTGTAGTTACGGTAGGCGGCGAGAAGATTGTCAAAGAGTGAGATGAACTGGCCGTTAAGTAGGGCGGTTTGGCATGGAGAGGCGGCGGATCCGAAGCAGAGATCTTCGCCGGTTACGTGCGGATGGTGGTATTGGGCCGAGCGGGAGCGGGGGCCGACGAAGCGGATCGTGGTGATAGCAGAGATCACACTGATGATGCGAAGGTCTTTAAGGCCGATGGTAATAGTAGAGGCGGGAATGCGAAGACCCTTCATAGAGAAGGAAGGGACGTGACAAGTGATGCTGTGGGGCTTGAGAGTGATCTTGTAAGAAGGGTCTTTCAAAAGGGCCGCGAGTTCCTCGACGAGGTCGGAGCGGGAAGGTGGGGTGATGTGGGGAGGAGAAACTTGAGAAGGGCGAGCTTCACGTTGGAATGAGTCGGAGTTGACGTGAGAATTAAGTAGGGCTATGTTGCAGGCTAATTGGCTAATCTGGCGACTTGTCATGGAGCGGGTAGAAGGAGTGAAGTGGGAAGTAACAGCACGGATCTTAGAAAGGGTCTTTGCTCGCATCTTGAGCGAGATGTCTTTGCCAGCGGGGGGAGGGGGGTTGAGGGCAGCGAGGTAGTTGTCGATGAATTGTTGGAGAATAGGTAGAGAAGAGCGGCGGAGTTTCTTAGCAGCTTTCATGGGGGGCTCCAGTGAATAAAGAAACAGGCTCACAGTTAAGTGGGCCTGATCGAATGTATTAGGTATTGGGTATTTAGTTCAGAGAGGACTCATCTGAACTCTCAGGCTCTCAACTTAGTTGGAGTCGAGCTTGGAGGCGGTGACGGCCACGATGTCGTTGGCGGAGAGCTTGGTAGTGGCGTCGGCTGAGGAGCGGTTGACGCGGAAGGTACACTTGGCAGGAGTGAGGCCCTGCTGAGTGGCGACGTCGCCTGCGGTCGAGCCGACGGGCACCTCGATCTTGGTCTTGTTGCCGCTGGTGCCGATATAAGTGATAGAGATGGAGTCTTTCTTCGATGCCATGAGGATTACTTCTTTCTTGATGAGCGGAAAAGGAGTAGGTCGAGAGGAACTGAGTTGGGATGCAACGTGCGGTCCCCTTCGCGAACGGGTTGAAGTCTCAGATGTTTAGGAGTTGGGGGCAAGCTTTTCCGAGAAGTTGCCACAGAGTAGGGCTTTTCGGGCCTCTTAGGTACGTGATTCGAGCGGGTCACCAAGTAGCCGATAGGAAGTTGGTTCGGTTTGGGATGAGGTGGAGGTCGGCGGGCGACTCGGGTGAACGGACGAAGCGGACCAGAGCCCGGAAAGGAGAAGACGAGCTTGGAAGCCATTGCAGTGGACCTCCTACTTGGAGGAGAGATTCATGGTGAAGAATGGGATACGACCATTCAAAGTAACGCCGAAGGGCAGGGGGTTGGACCAAGGCATGTAGAAGTGCTGTTTGCACTTGGGCGAGTCCTTGATGGGGACCTTGGGGATCGTGACCCGCATGGAGAGAGTGAGAGTGTCGGGCGTTTCGCCTTCCACCTTCCAAGTGGGCTTGTTGATTTCATCGGGAGGAATCGGAGTCGGCTGGTTCATAAGGAACCCTTTCTGCTCCACTGAAGGAGCTACGAGTAAAGCCGATAGGTCCAGTGAAGGAACTATCGGCTGGTTGATAAGTTGGACTAGATGGCACAACTAGCGAGAGTTGTGCTAGAAGTCGTAGCTTATCACTCCGGTATTAGAGTATTAGGGGGGTTGAGCTTGGTTGCGAGGGCTCGAAGGGCGGGTTGGTCGTTGTTGGTCATGCGACGCTTGATGAAATCGGAGAGGCACTTCCGCATAGAGGGAGTCATGGTGATGGTGTCACCATCGACGCGGAAGATGAACTTGCCAGAGGGGAGGGTAGGAGAAACGGGCATGGGGTCGGAAGGCATAAGTGGAACCTTTCAGTTAGAGGGCGTACTCGCCCCAAGTACGGTCAGAAGGAACTGGGGTTTCGATTGATGTGTCGATGGAGTCGAGGCGACGAAGCTCTCGGGCGATGAAGGTGATGGCTTCTTCGTGCTGGATGTAGGTGGGAATGAGATCAAGAGGAAGTTGAGAGAGGGCGTAGTGCTTTCGGAGAGAGCGGTGAATGAGGCCATTCTGGTATTGAGAATGGGCGGACTGAGCGGCAGAGAGGCAGGAGCGTTCGAGAGGATCGTACCGAATAAATGGAAGAGGCATAAGAAATCTCCAAGGATGTGATACTTCAGACGAGAAGTATCGAGATGAGACTGTTCGTGGTGCCGAAGTCGAATCCGACAAGGTTCATCGCTGTGCCTCCCGTTCGAGGTTCTTGATCTCCTCGCGCAAGCCAGACGTGGCACGTTCTCCGTGATCAAGCATCACGTGGAGTCTGGGCGGCTCACGACGAATCGCTCCCATTCCCTCGTCGAGAAGATCAAGTTCCCTGCTCAGCCTGCGCAGTACGCGAGTGCGTAGCCGCTCGAAGTCATCCCGAAGATGGATTACTGCGGTCTGATGGTCGCGGACGGCCTGCGCCACCTTCTCCTGGAGTTGTGAAATGGATGTCTCGGCGTTCGAAAGTGCCGTTCTGGAGGCCGCGAGTTCTGCGGCAAGGTCGTCAGAACGTTTTTGCTCCGTGGCCAGTCTTGCCGTCGCGTCTGCCGCGAGTTGCTGTTGACGGAGTGCTTCGTCGACAAAAACACCGCCGATGATGCCAGGCAGTGCAGCGGCCTGTGACTTCGAGATGGGCTTCTTTGTGAGGGGATAGATTTCGTTGGTCATTAGGAGTTCCTTTCTTTGGTTATGAGTTTCCACGAAGCGGAGGTGATGTTGGATGTTTGCCAGATGTAGAGGATCGTTCCGTCGACGGGTGAGGGCAAATGAGCGCCGACTGGTTGGGTGTAGTAAGCGAAGAAGAGACGGCGGTTGATGCGAAGAGAGGTTTGGTCCAAATAGTAGGTGTGCCGAGCGAGGGCATGAGGGCAAGTGAAACCGCGAGAGAACAAGGCGAAGTGGGCCTTATCGGAGCGGCGGTTGCCAAGGGTAAATTGGAATAGTTTCATAGTTACTTTCGAGAAGTAAAGAGCATCCGACCGCCACGCCATACTTCAGGAGTGGAAGTGGGATAAGTATTGGTTGGGGAGTGGTCCTCCAATGCGATATTCCATAAGGGATTATGGAATGAGCGAGAGGACGCGATGATGCGAGCGGCGGTAAGAGTGGGGATATTGCCCACTAGAACCGAGTGGAAGGTGGAGTCGGGATTGTATCGGACGATATCGTATGTCATTTCCCTTCCTTGGGGACGTTGCCGATGTGGCGAATGTCCTTGCGAGCCCAGACGAAATCGTCGATGCGGACGAAAGTGGAGTCGGAATTCTTTAGGTAGCCGTCGGTGTATGAGCCTTTGGAGCCCTTAGAAGTGCAGATGGGAGGACGAAGTTGAGTGGAGAAGTTGAGGACGGGAACGGCGTCGGGGACCAAGTAGGCACGGACATATGCAAACATTGGAGTAATCTCCTAGAAAGTATCCTCACAACTAGTGAGGAGAAGGAAAGAAACAGCCACACCGTCAAGTGTGGCTGTTCGGGTCAGGTTGGAGAAGCGTTCGGATTACTTGAGTGCCGCGACAACGTGCTTCTTATCGACGGCGGTGCCGTTCAGGAAGGCGTTGAGCACCTGATACGAATTGGCGGTGCGGGAGCCGTCCCCGCGGGTGGAGAAGGTAATGGAGCGGTCGGTAGTGGCGACGGCGGAGGCTTTGGCGAACATGTCGCGGAGATCGCGAATTGAGGATTCGAAGGCGGCTTCGCGATCTTCCTGGGCCAAGTCCTTGTTCGGGCCGAAGAACAAGGGAGCGATCACCTTGACGATCTCGCCCTTACCTTGCACGTACTCGCGGAGAGCGACGGCGTTGTAGCGGAGTTCTTCGGAGTTGTGGCGGAATTGTTCGGAAACGGAGAAGGGACGAGAGGCGGTATCGGTGGACATTAGAGACTCCTATCAAATGGGTCGGGGTAAACCTTGGGATAGAACACCTATCGGACGGTAGACCCCACTATTCCAAGAAATCGGCTGGGAGCGGTTAGACCCCCAGCCGGGAATTGATCGGGTATCTTCCTTGGGGTCACACTGTTTAGGGAGTTACCCTTGCTATCGGGATACCCTTGCAAAGCCCGCACACTTCCGGGAGCCAGTGTCCAATTTGTTAGAATGGACCAAGGATGTGGGTCAGTCGGCAGATACGGTACAGTCAAGTACCGTAGACCCGTCAGAGAACTACTCACCCCCGTATCGGGCGGGGTTCTGCCGCAGCCATTGCCATGTGATAAGTCTAAAGACTTGCCGGTTCGGTGTAGTTGCACCTACCGCCTCACACTCATTCATGCTGCGTCCGATCGCTCTTCCACTCGGTTCGCCACTCTCGCCCGCCCCGATGCTAGACCCAAGGGTCACGCTACGTAGCGAACAATTGCCGTACTCCGTTGGATACCCTCCCGCTGTCCTTAAACCCCGCTATCGGGGCACCCGTCATACGGGTGGTTCGGTGGGTCACTGACACCAAGGAGACAGACGTTCGGTGTACCCGAACAGATCGCCTGGCCTGGCCCAATAGATTTCCGGCCCTTGATGGGGGGAGGGGGGTGGG